CACGCAACATTTTGTGCTAACACATCTGCCAACGATGAATCATAAATGATTTCACAACCACGATCTACATCTGGTGGGGGGGTGCTTGGGTTTGGTGATGCTGTGGTTGAATCCGGGTCGGGAGTAGTGTCGGGATTCGGAGTAGTGCCGGGACCGGGATCGGGAGTAGTGGGTGGAGGTTGAATTGTGCCCGTCGGGGACGGGGTCGGGCCGACGGTAGTAGTTATTGGCTCGTCCGTCGTCGTTGTTGTTGTGGTCGTTGACGATGGTGGTGGTGTTGTCACTGGACCACCGATACATGGATCTGTTATACAAGAAACTCCACCGGTCCATTGTGCATTTGGAAGACCAAAGCAATCACACCAAGATTGAGTGGAATCTTGACAAATTGTTCCATTGCAACACGATCCAAATGGCTCTACTGGAGCAACAACGAAGTTGGGATTAAATACAAAATAAATCTCTGGAATCCATCTACTGTAAAAAAGTTCACTTCCAGTAGATTTCAATCCATAACTATTTGAACCGGATGCGTATGTTTGATCCGGTCCGGAAGCACTCGTTCTCGTTGGAGTGGCTATGTACTCCCCATCAGAGTTCATAATTAAGTAATTTTCAATAATTCCTATGCTGAGGGAACTAAATTGCTCAAAACCCGGACTCACGTCCATAAGTTTAGAATACAGACTAATATTTTGTGGATCTGACGGAACTGGTGGTGCATCAAACAGTGTTGCGTTGCCATATTCGATGTTCATGCGAAATGCAATACTGGCAAAATCTATCGGAAGCCCACCGACTTCATATTGTTTCCTTCTCAGATTAATTCCGTTACCACCATAACCCAGATTAAATGCCCCGGGTCCACCTCCGGCTTCCCCACCGACACCTAAAATTGCTCCTCTTGCTCTACCATCATTTGGAGTTGTGGTATTGGATGTACCTCTAAATCCAAAAGGATCTGACGAGCAAGTCACATCAGCAATGAATTCATTACACTCCTCACACTCTGATGGATCATTTACTTCAACGCATTCATCGAGATATGTGTATCTAATTCCCGCAACTTGATCTTGTTTAAGAATCCCACAAACACCAGCCACACCAAAGCAACAATTTGTGTCTTCGCAGTTTGTTCCATGTCCTTGGAAAATTCCACCAGCGGCTTTGCAATCTTGATACGATTTTTCACTACATTCACCCTCTGATAAATCGTCAGGTGAGATAGGCTCACAACATGCACCAAATCGTTCGATGGAGTCACAACAACTTTGTTCACCAACGATGTCACCATTTTCACATGTTACTCCGGGGACAGATTGTCCTCCATAGAGAAACTCACATTGAATTCGTGTAATATCATCACCAATACATGTTCCATTTACACAACATGCAACTGGCTCTTGACAACGATCATAACAGAACCTTCCTGTTTCGATTGGGTCTGCATAATTTTGTCCTTCGGAATCGTATGTTATGCTATCACCATACTCATTAACAATTGTGCTTGTTTCACAAATAACATTTGGGAAGAATGAACCACCGATGGATGCACAAAGAATGGCACTGATACCGTTTGAGCAATTACCCTCAGAACAACAAACACCACCACCAACACCACAAGTATCACTACAAGACTGAAGAACGTTAAATGTTCCGTTTCTTTCAAGACATTGTTCTTGTGTTAAGTAATCATCACAGAAGAAAACACCAGTTTCGGGATCAGTTGAACAGCAAGAGCCGGGAGTTGTTCCAGATCCTTGACAACCAAAGACATCATAACCTCTTGCGGTAAATACTGCTGTCCAGTTTACACCACCATCAATCGTGGTAATAGAGAGAACATCCGTCCCGCAACTAAAGTAGTTTTCATCATCTTCAAATTTAACATTTGATGGAAATGCCCACATGTCACCGTTTTCAATAACGAGTGTTTTTGTGATCGAATATCCTGTTGGATAATCACCAGAAATTCCAAGAATACCAGCAGGGGTAACAATTTTTGCAATGTCAGTATTTGATAAGTCAATGCTAATGCCATTTGTAACTCCGGCAATAACTTGACCTTTTTCAAACGGACCAACAACAAAAGCACCATCTTTGTTAAACACACCAGTGATACCGTCACCATTAAGGAAACTATATCCTGTAGTTCGTAAGAAACCTGCGGTTCCTGTTCTTGAACCACCACCTCTAAAATCTAGAACATTCGCTGAGGCAGAGTCTGTTTCAATTTCAATATCTGTACTTGAAATTACTGATGGATTTTTAACATATGCAAGTCTATTTGCAACAAGAGAAGCGGTTGTCCCTGCGATATCAGTTAATATTGATGAAAAAACAATTTTGTCATTATTAAATGTGGATTGAATACTTCCGCTACTTTTAATACTTCTAAAATCAATTGTAATTCCGGAAACACCGGCAGCGAAAGAAACACCTGCACCTAGATTTACGACACCGGCAGTTCCGGCAAAGCCAGTTGGTCCAACAAAGTTTAATCCTGTAGCACCTTCAATTAGTGTATTTACCCCATCAACTTCACCGAAGAAGTCGAGTAAGACACTACCATCAGATTGAATATCTCTTTTAACGAGTGTTATAAAACCACCACTAATACCAGCAGGACCGGTGGGACCGGTTGCTCCTACAGGACCAGTTGCACCCGTCGCTCCGGTGGCTCCGGTTGTTCCTGTTATCCCTCTGGTTGGGTTGGGTATTGCACTACTACCATAAATGAAAGACATTAATTCAACTCCGGACAATTGCAGGTTCGACAGTTATAACAATCACCATTATTACTCTCTATGTATCTTGATAAATGGTTTTCAAATTCACAATCATACGTTGTTTCAAATAATGGTATTCTTCTGATTGGTCTAGCCGAAGCAAAATCATCACTTCTAAACTCTGTTTCAATTAGTCCGTTTTGGAAGTTTTGTAAAAATGCTCTGTGTGCGTGTGGTGCAATATTCGATGTTGTCCTGTCAAGACTTTGATCTCTTCTATCAAGAGGAATAAAGTTTTCTGCTTCACATGAAGAAGTATCAGTTGTTCTGTATTTTGCACCACTTGTTGACGACCAATATTTTGGTTCCGACAACGGTGAAAGTCCAGCACGAAGAAGTCCGAGATTAATTACGTCAAGATTACCATAGATATACATCAATTCAATAATACTTGGGACGTACCAATCGTTGTAACCAAACTTGGTGGTATCATTCCATTCCGAGACAAGTCTCATTATTGAGTTTTCTTTGTTTTCGTTTTCCCAAAGTTCTGTAAACTTCTCTTCAAAATATGAAATGTCCGTTTCAACTCTAGTTTGATCAGTGTCGGAAGGCCAAGCAGTAAACTCAGAATGCACCCATCGTAAGTACGAGTCCTCGTCTTTACCTTGATAATTTTCATCATACCAAGGCTTCCATGTGATCGAAGATTTATCAAACATTCTCGTTCCGATAAGTCCGTCAAAGAATGGTGATCCCATGTACTTACCCGACTCGACTGGATCGGATTCGGTTTGTCCGTATGTTGTTTGACGAATACCCCAAGAAAGAGATCGTGAATTGTTGTAGTTCAAATCTTCGGGTGCAATAACGATTGCCCATTTTCTTGGAATCTTTGTGCTGTTGTAATACTTCTCAGCGACTCTGTAATATCTTTCGATTTGAATGTAATTTTCATACGATGCCAAATGTCTCTTAATCGGCATCTCATAAAGATTATAAAGATAAGGTGAATGTGGAACATCGTAACATGCGTCAACTTTATTTGTGTTGTTACTTAAATCGTTTCTGTTCGTATCATTAAAACATGTGCTTGGGAAAACTTTAAATGGCATCACGCTGTCACAGAAACATGGACCTTCGTTTTCGTAACTGAAGTTATTTCCTGCATTGATAACATAACGAATTGGATTTGATTGTGCCTCTGGTGGACAAGCAGCACACTGGTTTTCTGTGTAACCAAAGGTGAGACAATATGGTGATTCACCCTTCGCAAAGATTGTTCCATAATCGTTTGGTTCACCAATAACACCCAGAAGAATGCCACCACCAAACTCATCACCCGGCTGAAGATTTATCGTTGGGTTAACATTTACAGAACAATTTGCTTGCTCAGATTGTCGAGTCAAAGTTTCAGGTGGAGCAAATCCTCCTGCGTCTGGTGAGTCTGTTACACTTGAACAGCAATCTGTTGTTTCGCACGAAGTGCCATCACCTTGGAAAATACCACCAACACGATTACACTCAACAGGACTTAGATTATCTGCACATACTTTTGGTTCACCATTTTCATCTGGTGTGCAACAAGCACCACGATATAATTCTTCAAGACAACAGTTTCTTGCCTTACATGGAACATCCTGTTGGAACACTCCACCTGCAAGATCGCACTCATATTGATTAAATTCGTAACACACACCACCGACACAACACGATCCAATAAGGCATCGGTCGGGACATTCAACTTCCGTTGCCGTGACACTTGGAATAAAAATACCATTAAACTGATCACAAATTGCACTTGTCGAATTAAATGCTTCACCATTAACACAACAAGCACCACCGAATGCACAGTTCACACCCTCTTTTCGATTAATACATGTTGTGTTTGATGAAAAATTTCCACCAATATTATCACAGTAACCTTTGGTTACATAATCGACGCAATTGTTTAGATATGATCCATCGTCATCATCTTCGCAATAACAGCACGATCCATACTCTCCAGAAAGTATTGATTCATCATATGATGATGTAAAGAGTTCTGGGGTTGGAATTGTTCTAAAACTTGTTCTATCGGCTGTTGTATCTCCTGTACGAACACCCATATTTAAGAGCGGACGAATCACACCAATATCTGGATTTACTGTGATGAAACCAAAGAAACTTTTACTTGCAGTGAGTCCTGCGCCTGCTGATGGATAAAAATATGTTGTGTCTGAATTAACGATTGTCTCATTTAAAAGTCCGAACTGATCGTTATCTACATCGAGACTTTCGAGTAGAGTTGGAACATTCAACACTATATCTTGTCTGTCATCATATTCAGAAAAATTAAGTCCTTCGGCAGAAGAGCCAGCCTCACCCACAATATGAAGAAGTTGTCCAGTTACTCCAATAACACCAAATTCTTGACCATAAACATTAATAACATCATTATTAGAACCAGTTAACGATGCAGCCCCTGATGTGGAAAACGTAAAAAATGCCGCAGTAAAACCAAAAGAATCCCAGACAATATCTGTTTTTGGTTCGACTCCAATTGTATTTACATTTAAACTTGGATTTTCAGTTCCCGCTGCACCTGTAACGTTAATTACAGCAAAACTAAATCCAGTCCCACCTGCACTTAATTCTTCTTCATTTGAAAATCGGAATGTGACAGATTTACTATCTTGAGTAACACCTACAATTCTATCTCCAGTACAACCCTGTGGTCCAGTTGATCCGAGAGGTCCGGTCGAACCAGTAGGTCCAGTTGGTCCGATAGGACCAGTTGAACCAGCAGGTCCTCTGAATTCGTCGCTCACTATGCTACTGCTACCGTAAATGTAACCGGCCATACTCTACCTCAATAACCGTATGAAGATGATGATTGGGATTCCCCAGACGACTGAGATCCACTTGATTGTTGTGATATACCAGAAGTATTCGTAATATTTAGGTTAGTCTCCGTCGTTTGTTGAATTTCATATGAACCACTTCTTCTTCTTCCTCGGTAATATGCCTCCAAGTAATTTACTCCACTTGGTTCGGTTGGACGATATGCCGATTTTTCAATACTATCTGGGCACCGAGAACCCTCACCACCAAAGATTCCACCATAATAATTGACACATTCATAACGCTCTCTCAACGAACAGTAACCATTTGGTAAAGTACAAGATCCATAAAGATCACCCAAGAAAGAACTTCCACCCTGTGGATCTCCTGCCTCTAAAGTGAGGTATCCTCTATGTCTTATGATTTCACCAAAAATATTTTGTAAAACAGACGGAATTGATGGTGATGCTTCAAATCTACCATGATAGAAATTAATCGCTGAAGTGCTTAACGATTGAACAGCAGGCATATACCAAAGTCTAGCATTTGCATCAACCCACGAACCGTTTAGAGTAGTTTGTGCTTTGTCATAGAATAGTTTTGGATATCGTGCATCAACACGAACCAATCGAATCGCTCTGACTTTTGCAAGGTGATTAAACTTATCTCTCTTGTAATTTTTAAATCCAAAACTACTCTTTGTTGGATCGGGATTTGGTGGGAACTCTTGAGTCCATGCTTTTGTCATATGTCCCTTGATTTGAACTGCGTTTGTTGTTGACTTGACTCTATTGTCCGCACGATCAAAAGTAATTCCCACATATGGTGCCGCTGCCGTTCCACCTTCGCTTCCCGCTCCGGGAATTGTAGTAAACAAAAGACCTTCTGGGTTATCAACGTGATCGTTTTTGTTGGTTATAAAGTCGAACGCACCAGATGATGTCCAATATTCACCCTGAAGTGCCTCTCCTCCGGCAGACAAAATATGATTGTTCAAAGAATTTGTTGCGACATGTTTTGCAATAAAAGCAAGTTCGTCTGGACTTGGAATGTACCACGGTGACATAAACGGTGGGTTGGGGTAGTAAATATTTTTATTTACTCCAGACGAGTCGTTGTCAACGCAGTATTTATCGGGACATGCTTGTCCAGTGGTTGATGCTTGATCGTCATAGAAAACTCTTGCACCATAAACTGCGGTTCCCTCTTTGCCTGCGTCTTGTCCTGTATTTCCACTTGCAGCGGCTTTTCCAAACCAATACTCACCGATATACATTTGTCGATTATACTTACTGTCTTTTTCAAAAGCATATGCTAAATTATTAATCGGTGTTGGGTCTTGTGGCCATGATGAATAATAAAATTCATTTGCAGTTGTGTTATTGTTATCACAACCAATCGTGAGGCTAGAACTAAACAAACAACCACATTGAAGTGACGAACCTGTTAAAGTTTTAAGTTGATCACATGTAATAGTTTGAGATCCGTCTGGTGAGATATAATCGTAAGTTCCATTACAATTAGTTCCGGCAGTTCCACACTCGTAATAAGCATGATTCAGTCCATGTGCCATTCTTACCGTATTGTGAAGTCCCCAGTTTCTGTGCCAAAGACCATTGTAGTCAGCACCAAGTTCTTCTCTCAATTGATAATTGCCACCGGCAGATGCTTTGGAATATAATTTTTCAAGCGAGGTTGTTCCAGCACCTCTAGCAGATTGCCAAGATGTGACAGAGTGACGAGTAAGATTTTCATTTACGGTGGGTTGTCCTTGATTTGCACCAACACCTGATGTCTTCCTCCAATGTCCTTCTTTTGTAGAGAAAATTGGTCGGAAGTAACCACCATATTCTCCACCCTCAAGAACACCTGATGCAGAATAGTCTTCACCATTGAACCCTTCAACAATATCAATGTCGAGATATTTTTGTTGTCTTTCTGTTCCAACGTCGGAGTCTGGTTGTCCAATGTTACTAATCGGTCCATAATTACTACCCGTAACACCCCAACGGAACTCTTTATTATTTGAGAACGGATTTGATTCTAACTCTGCATCGTTGAGTGAAAGAATAATAAACCAAGCATCCTCTCTAAACTCACCCGATTCCTCGTCTGGATATGAAAGGCCTTGGTAGTAACTTTGAGACTTTCTATCATCATAACCGTATCCGTGGAAATCATATTGTGACCGATAAATTCCAGAGTCTGATTCGTCTGCTAGAATTGATGGTGGAATATATGCAGATGAAGTTGTTCCGTCTGGAAGAGTATCAATTACATTTCCAGTAAGACCAGAAACTGAATTACGATCCAAACCATGTCCTGTGTTACCTAAGCAGGTTGCACCATATGGATTAAAGATACCAACCACAATACCACCACCATAAGATTGACCTAATTTAAAATAAGGTTCAACATCTGAATGTGTAAAGAACGGATGAATTCCATCTGGAAGGGAACGTCTTTCTGGATTAAAAAGATTTGGTGGACTTGTTGTTGCACAATTACTGTCATCTCCAGCATAAAGGGATCCAACACCAATGCAAGCCGCACCATCTATATTATCAACACAAGTTTGTCCTGTATAACACGCACCACTTCCACCCGAACATAATGTGTCTGTGCAAGCCACTCCCGGTCCTCTAAAGAATCCACTAATTTGCTCACATGAAAATCTATCCACTTCTGTGCAATTTCCATTACCGTCGCAACATGCCCCGATACCAAGAACTGAATTATCGCAATCAACACATTCACAACCCGATTCAACTTTGGTAATGTCACATCCCGGCAGATAATCATTAAAGTTTGAAAAAGATGCGTACAAGTCTGCGTTATTTGAAAGGGATAAACATTGATCGGGACTTTGATCGTTGAGACAGTCAATTTGATCGGTGTCGATTTGATACACACAACACGGTCCAACCGCATCACCATTGATTCCGGTTGCGGGAGTTCCGCAAGCGTTTTCAATATTTTGTGGTGTGAAACCAAAAGCGGCAGCCGTTGCTTGAGAAACAAAGAAGCCCGGACACTCTGCAAACGTTGTGATTGTTGTATTACCATCACCAAGACAACATGCACCCGTGGCACCATCGGTGGAACCAAAGAATGGTTCTAATTCATTACAATAGTGTGTTTCACTATATGGTTCTAATTCGTTGATGTCAGGATTATTGCCTGTAAGATCCCAACCAACAAGATTTCCATACCATGTATCCTGAAAAGAGATAAAAGTAAAGATGTCTCTGTTACCACTAAAACAAGGTTTCTGTATGTACGGGAATTTGACATTACTCTGACTTGTGAACCGATCAACTGATGGTGTAGTTCCGGTTGCACCATCAACAATTAAAAAGAACGAAGCACTATAATTTTCTGGTGCTTTGTTAATGTTTACAGTCAGTGGTGTCTGTCCATCAGTTACCTCTGCATATTGAGTCATATCAACAACAAAGTTTTTTGCTCGTGCCCAATCAACGGTTGCTTCAACCCCCTGAACACCTTCAATATCTTTTATTTCTACACCGTTTCCTTTTTCTAATAAAACGGTTGGTTCTCTATATGATTTAACTCGAAGACCACGAACTTCATTTCGATTTAAAAACTCTTTGGCAGTCGCACCCTGAAGTCCAACTAAGTTGCTAGAACCATCTGTTTTGATAAGTTGTCCGGTTAACCCAGAAACATCAGCAAAACCCGATCCACTCAAATCATAGTCGAGAGTTATCAATCCATCAGAATCAGTTGATAACGTCAGATAATTACCTGTAACTCCAAGACTTCTTATTGATAACGTGTTTTTTTCTGTGCTTACAGCAAGAGTAAATCCGTCACCTAAGTTATTGAATCCTACTCTGGTTAAAGTTGAACCAGTGTTTCCAAGAATTTGAGATCCATCGACGGTGCTATACTCGGCAGAAATACCTCTTTCAAAAGTATTACCGCTAAAAAGTGTAACAAAAGTAAGACCAGAGGAGGAAGAAAGAATCTCAAGAAAACTTTCTCCAGTCGGTCCAGTTGCACCTCTAATTGTTGGACCAGTTGCCCCGGTCGGTCCTGTTGGACCAGTGGGGCCAGTGGGGCCGGTGGGACCAGTCGCAGATCGTATAAAGGGGCTACTTCCATAAATTGGTGTCATGATATAAGTCCGAGTTTCCTCTGAACAGTTTGAAGATCAGTCTGAACTGTATTTACTGTGCTATTAATATCAGCGAGAGTGCTTGTTGCATTTGTTGATGTTGTAAGTTTATCGGTAACTTCAAGTTCTTTAACAGACACTTTTCTTGGGATTGAAATGCCTCGGATATTTTTTACAACCATCGCAACAGCGATGCTGCCGGTTTGAATCGAACTACCAACAGAAAGTCTAGCAGAACCAGACGTAACGATTTGCGGCACAACAAATCTTGTTACTGTTGTACTATCGACCGTGTATAACACATCATCAATATTTATTTTGATACCTGTGTTTACTTGGGGAACTCCAGAACCTCTTTCAATGGTGATTGTATTGTTAACGGTATCTATCGAAGTAATCCTTCCAGTGTAAGTTGTTTTACCTCCACTAACTTGTTTTGCAACCCTGCCAATTAAACTTGCCTTGGCAAGGCTTGTTGAAGCAAATGTAATTACTTCGGTATAACCATAAGTTTTACCGATTACCCCGTACAGTTCGTTAAAATCAGAAACATTAAAGTTTTGAGAACCTTGATCCACCCTCACGAGAGAAGGTGGTAATTGTTGTCCAATGTCCAAATATTCTCGAAGTTCACCGATCAAATCATCGGTGCTTTCTGCCGCAATTGCTCCACCGACAGTATATCCAATATAGTTCAAAACAATAGCGTTGTTTACACCATCATCTGCCACTTGCAAAATTGGTTTAATTACTTGAGTTTGCTCAAACGGAGCCAAGTTTTGAACACCACCAGTTGCGGTCGGACTAAGGAAATAAATGTCATTACCGCCAGTTGCTCCTGTGGTATCCTCTGATAAATTTGTAAATCTACCTGATGGGTAATTAATTTGACCAAAAACAACAACGTTTAAATTTACAGCATCAACAGATTCAACAACACCGATAACTTCTGCATTCTCTACAGTATTTGCTTTTGATTTTCTGTAAATTTTATTTGATGGATCTGACACATCGTACCGAATAACATCACCAGCCACAATTCCAGCCTCCACGGTATAATCTGAACTTGTTACTGGAATGGTGGCAAGAATTCGTGAACCGATGTTATTTAAATTAACATTGGTAGTCGATGAATTAATATTTGAACTACTTGAACAACTTGGCATATTTTACCTCAACTTACGTCGTTATTTAGGTCAGCATCAGCAACATAGTGGACAGAAATGTTATCAAAATTAACAAAACCAGTTAACGGTTCAACAAGAACCCCGTCTTTCGTTTTTTGTCCCACACGAATGGTTGTTTCTCCCGCAGGTGCAACACGGGTGTTTCCACCAGAACCTCTGGATCCAGAAGTTTTTGCGAGGTTTGCATTCGCTGTTCTATTGAAAGCGTCTGCTGTGATCCCGTCTATTGGGGAGAATAAAGTAACAGTTGGTTCTTCACGCATTCGGACTGGGAATCTATGATAGAAATCGGAGTCGGGTGAAATTACGGTAAAGTTAAGAGAAGTTGAATCGGGAACACCATTTATTGTCGTGTTCGACGACGATGTGATATCCGGTCCGTAACTTCGTTGATAATATCTTGCACAATCATCATACTCCGCTTCAATAGTTTTTGGTCTAACTGGAGTTGAAGCAAGTCCTCTTTCAAGTTTTACTTGAGCAAGATCCAGTTGTCCGGGGACTCGAAGAATGTCAATACCGACACCAACATAATCGTCACCATTAAAATTCGGAACTTGAGTCATTGCAGGCATAGAGAATGTTGTAATATATTTTGTAAAGTCTGTTCCGAGTGAGAACGTACCAAGGCTGGTTAGAGTTTCATCGGATTCGTTATAAACTTGTTTCACAAACGCTGTACATGTCGCTCCTGAAGTCCCCGCTCTCGCATAGAAGGAAAGTGTCATGTTCTCCCCTCGGAAAGCATCAGAACCCTCCACACGGTTCTCTACCTGTAGGAAATCGTCTCCAGTGTAACCAGAGATACTGTGATTCAAACGAGTATAGTAAAGCGGATTACCTTCAACCTCTACTTGCGTTGGAGAGAAGTCTTTTCTTAAAATACTAAAGGATCCTGATCCGTGTGTCAAACCGTTAAGTCTTACCCACTTATCTGCAAAATAAGTGCTTCCTGTTCCAGTGTGTGCAGAACCAACACCAATACCTCTCTGCCAAACCGTGTACGAACCATTAATCAGTTCGTTATCGTTGACATAGGATACACCACCAGTGTTAGATGTTGCACCAAAAAGAGTTGGAGGAGCCAATGTCGAAAACTGGATTGGATTGCCGGTTGATTCTCCCGTCAAGGGATTGAACGATCCTGCATCGTGATATGGATGGACAACCAAAGCAAAGTCACTGCCGATAAGAACGTTGATTCCAACTATTTTTGAACCAGATCCCGGATTTGTAAATTGCAAAGTACCATCGGTATTAACAAAGAGAGGTCCAGATCCATTTGTTACTGGTGAGTTTACTACAAAGCCATTTGTTACAACTTTAATTACACCAGATGCAAGTCCCGTTGTTGAATCTTCGGTGATAACACCGGCAACGCTGTTCATTGAATTGCTGTTATTTCCATTTGTGGGTTCAAATTGGCCGTTATTAAATGAGATGGCTTTTCCACGAGTAAATTCAGATGACATTCCTGTCAAGAAGAATGCGTTGTTGTCAGCCTGACTAGAACCTGTACCACCAGTTCCTTGAAGAAGTTGACCTCTAAAATTATAAACAACACCTTGTGTTTCTGATGTTGCGACTAAAACTGGTTTGGAAACTTGACCCAAAACATTTGGTTCATTTGCTGTCAAACCACCCGCCGTCGAAGAATCTAAGAAGTGAACACAACCGGGCTCAAGACCACCTGTTGGAATGTTAACAACACCGTGGGTTGCAACAGAAATTGAATTTTCACCTGTTTCCCCGTTTACAATACCAAAAACTTCTGCTCCTGATGGAGAGTCTGCTTTTGCTAGAGTAAGACCTCTGTAACTTCCGTCAACGACAAAACGAACAACTTGACCAGCAACATAATCGGCAGTTGCACCAGTAACAGACGCAGAGACTGTATTAACACCAGTGAAGGATTTTGCAAAATCATAACTGAGTAATCCATTAATTGTGACATCGTTGAATGTCATTCCTTTGTTAACATTGCCACTAAGTTCGACAAAAATGTCACCAGAGGAGATACCAGTATTATCACTGCCAACACCATCCGAAGTAACACCAACGATTACGTTGATACCGTCACCGGAAATGCCGTCATATACACGGAGAAGATTATGCTTTGCGATAATTTCTGAGTTGGTTTTTGTTGCCCACTCAAAGAAACTCGTGTTATCGTTCAGGTCTTCTATTTGAAATGTATTGTCTTCAACGCCCATTTGTACCCCATTAGAATGTGTCTATTAGTAAGTTATTCATATATTTTACTTTTTTATTTAGGTGATCTACATACAGGACCGGAGCAAAGTCTGAAATAATAGTATCTACTCCCCCATATAATTCTGTTGCTTCACTAAATTCATATTGAATTCTTTTTGCGACCGTTACTTGATCGTCAACAGATTTTAATTTATCATTCATCAAAGTAGAGTCAGTGTCAGTTCCAGTTACTGTTCTAGTTTGTGGAAGAATTTCTTTACTATTAAATTTTAATCCAACATAAGTTATACCAGACGTAAATTCTTTACTCACAGTAACTTTAAATTTATCCACTCCATCATTTTGATTTAAATAAACGTGATATAAAAATCCGTGATCTTTTGCCGTTCCATTCAATGTCGAAAGACGATAAAATCCTTCGTTAAATTTTATTGAAAGATTGTCGCTAGTTTTTGTAATAGTAACGGGTGAATATTCACCTTGTTTTCTTGACATTGTTGGCACTACATTTGTTGATATTGGTATGCCCGGAATAATTGGACTGGCACCATTCCAGCCCGGAGAGCCGACTCTGTTTCGTCCATTATCTCCATTTGCAGGTGGTCCTTGAAAAAATCCCCACGATCTAAGTGATTCTATTGCAAGATTTCTCTCTATGTAATGTGTTTCTTGTTGTTCATTTAAATCTGATGACTGAAGGGTATCACCCGATGCGAATGCAACGTAAGTGTAATTTTTATCCACACTTTCTTCATTTAAAGAATGTTCTGCTTTTTTCGATCCATATGGTGAAAGTGGACCATACACAGTGGATGACCCTTGTTGCTTTTTAAATGGATAGAGATTTCTTGTCATATTACACCGTTGTTATAATTAGATTGCTCATGTATCGAACTTTGCCGGTTGAGTGGTCGATATACAAAACAGGAGAGATAGTATCAAATCCGGTCGAACCGTTAACACCCGCAACACCTATGCCAGAGAAATTAAAGGAAACTCTTGCCGCACCAAGACCGTTTATATTATAGAATCCAGCAGAATTATCTTGTAATGTTCTGTCCGTTGCTCCATCACCACCACCCTCGGGTAAAACGTATGTTTGTGTTAAAAATAATCCAACATAAGAAATACCTGATGTTGCTTTTGAAATTGTAGTTGTGTAAAGAGATTCACCCAAAGCACCCTCATAGTTAAGGTACACAAAATATTTAAATCCATTATCAACATCGGTCCCTGTTCTTACCTCTGTTAGATAGTATCCTTGATTTAATTGAATTGTAATTGAGGTTCCGTTATCAATTACAGACACAAGGTTTGGAATTTCGGATGATGCTGGTTGAGACGCTGGGGGGATCACATCAAATCCGGGTTGATTTCCTGCACCGTATGGTGCAAGCGGTGTTGCACCATCCCAGCCTGGTCCACCGTATCGAAGGCTTGTTCCCTCGTCTCCAGATCCAGCGTAAGGAGTTCCAACATAATAACCCCAGTAATTAATCATTGTTGCCATCAGAGTATTTTCTTTGTAAAAATACTCTTGAACTTCGTTTAACTCTGCCGCTTGAACGGCATATCCGGGACGGAACGCAACGTATTTGTAGTTTTCCTCGAACGAGTTTGGATCAAATGAATGCAAAACCGTTCTGCTGTTATATGGTGCAACAGAGAGTGGAGTTTGGGGTTCTGTTGAAGAAATTTTAAATGGTAATATTGATCTTGCCATTAATATTTTCCTAATGAATAAATGTATTGGAAGAAAACTTCTCTTGGTGGTGCTTCTACAGCAGCGGTACTAGAAGTAGCGGTAATATTTGTATCATTTGATGAAACAAGTTTACCTGTAAATGGTGTAACGGTTGGGGAGGAGGTGACTTGAGACACAGTGAAAACATCGGTCAAATCAGTATTCAAAACCAATTCATCTCCTACTTTTATAGTATCAGATGCTTCAATTAATTCCAATGTCGCTGCCTTTGCCCCCACTTGTTTGGTTGCAACAATTTTTGCGGACTGCGGAACTTTTGTCTTTGAATCCTGCGTTAAATTGTTGAAAACAGTTAAACCTTTTTCATTAACAATTTTGGTTTTATCGTGACTAATGCTGGATATTTCAAAAGTTGGAGTCGCACCAAAACTAATAGAGGATGGAGAAGTAACGTTTACCTTTTTCACGTTAGAGAAACGTTGAATTTGTCCTGATCCCGTATCTGATCCTGCCTGAAAATTAGTCGTCTGTCCTTGTGTTTGAACATCTCTTATGATTCCGTAACGTCTAAATGTTACTTGATTTGTCCCGAAATCATCGGCAAGTCTATCAGTTCGTATTCCGACCCTAACCATCACTCTGGTGGCATTTAACAATCTTCTGGGATCAGCAAAAAGACCGTCTTGGTAGTCTAAATTAATTCTAATTCTATTTTCAAGACTGTTTGTAACTGATAAAATTGAGGCATCCCTATATCCAGATCCCCCATTAACTAGACTAATGCCATCAATTACAAAACTACTACCACTTTTATAAGTTGTTAATTGAACAACGGCATTTTCTCCGGAACTTGATGATATCTCCACAACTGGATCTTTTGTTGTTGTCGTTAAATCACTAACCGAAAGTCCAGACAAATCAATTGAAACTGAATGAATTTGTCCTACTTTTGCTTTTGCCTCTTTGTAAACATTCGCTTGTAAATAAAGGTTCCTATTTGGACTTATTTTTCTTTGTTGATCCAAAGCAAGTTCATACCCACTTTTAATTGTTGTTGTTGAAGCACATGGATTATCGGTGCAGTTACCAAGCAGATTAAAAATGTATGATCTATTAAGTGCATTTGCTATAGCAAAACAATTTGTACATTTTATGTTTTCTGTGCAAAAATCAAGATCACCTTTAGAGAAAGCGTCTGATGTTACAGGATCAATCGCATCTTCCTTGTAATAAAAACAACAAGATCCGGATGCTCCTGCATTGTTACCACATCCACGACGAAAAGCCTCTTCTTTTTTGGATGCAGTTGAAGGTACAATATCATACTCATTTATGTCTGGAACAGGCATGTATGTGTTTGAAAGAAAGGTTTTGTCTGCGAGGTCAATTTTGTATAAAAATCTCCAAGAATAACCATCAGCCAAAACTGTGTTTTGATTTGCCCTTGTGGGTTTAATTGTTGATGTACTCAATCCAAATTGGTCGTAACGATTTTTTTCGTTCGCTCCCATACAAACAAAAACTTCTTTGTCTTCTGTCATCGCATAGTAGTTTCTTTCCGGTCCACTTGCCCCAGTTTCTGGAATACCATTTGAATCATATGGGTAGTAAACATTCCCCGACGACCAATTAACTCGTCTTGCAATAATAGCAACTTCGTTGTCACGAATTTTTTGGAGGAATGTAATATCTTGCCAAACTGAATTGTCATCGGTGATTGTATTTTTATTTTCTTCTGGAGCCGCACTTGCTCCACCTAAAAAGAAGAGCCAATTACTGGTATCTCCCCGAATAAGATCATACAGGGTTTTTGCCGTATCTATTCCAATTGACCTCAAAGTTGTTGACATTTTAAATTCCTATTTAAGAGCAAGGTGTGTACGATGTGTTGGGACTATTTTCTGCGGGTGCAAGGAAAAAGAAACTCCCAATATTTATATTACCAAATGCCGACGCTGCCGACCCTTCAATGGGGATATCATCTGACCAGCCGGGGTGAGCATGTGTTGTGAGTGAAGTTCCATCGCCATCTAAGTCATAGGTACATCCGGAGGTGTAAGTAAGACCAGTTTGATCAGACACCCTGTAGGGGAGATAATGACCTAAAATTGTCGTTTCTCTAGCACCAAATTCACCCTCAAAATCCGGTGGTGGAACATAATCATCATTTGTAGTATTAAAGAAAACTTTAATTCCAGCGGGATGTGCGAGTTCGGAGTATATTTCCTGCTCAACCTCATCTAAATCATATGTTAAGTCCAATCCTACTGTTTCACCCAAAGAGGTAGAAACACTTAAGAGATAAGAGTAGTCTTGATACCAATAACTATCTTGAAAAACTGCTTGTCCCAAGGGTTGATCAGATATTAAAAGATTACCTGAGGCACTTGGTGCAAACTCAGGAATGCCACCATCCGTTCTCAAAATGTATTTTTTTGGTTCGTCAATTATAACGCTCGCACCGGCAACTTCAAACAAAGTTTTAAAGTAATAATCAAGTGCTGCTTTATTTGTTTTCTTTTGATAAAAATTTTCACGAATACCACTAATGAATTGAATTAGTTGTTCTTCACCAATTGGGTTTGATTGATCATTCCAATAGGTTTCTAATCCTTCTGCATATTGCTTCGCAATAAGGGATAGAATGTTTTTACGAGTTTCTTTATCACGGATAAAATCTTCATCATCATCTGACGTTTTTGCAATAGAGTCAATATCTAATAAACGATATACGTCTTCGGACGTTAAGAAATACCCAGATCCCAGAGAATCTGTTGTATTTGAAGTATAAACCCAATCATAATACTCTGTTACAAGGCTAATGAAATCAGTGTAACCAAGAAGAGACAGATATGCTGGTAACGCTGGGTAAATGTTGTAATATGCGTTTGATACACCAGCAACTCTTTGTGAACCAAGAGGTTCAAACACCGAGGGTGCATTTTCTGGACTTCTTGGTAAAAACTCTCTGTCTGCCAAAGAAAACCCGTTAAGATAAGTAGAGGAGATTTCATTGAATCTATACTCTTTATTCTTTGCCGAGTTTTTAAATATTGCACCAAACATTAGAGTTGATTAACCGTGACTGATCCCTGAAGAACACGAAGAATAATTTCTTGTTTTGCTATAACTTTGGGATCTTTAAAGTTTGCAGTAAACACGACAGAACTATTTGCAACATTTTTAAATATGCGAACAAGACCTCGATTGTAATCAATCTCACCAACACCACTTGGTGCAGCGACTGAAATGAGACCAGATGAATCTCTTGTCACGAGTCTGAGTGGAGAAACACCAAATCTGTTTGGAGTAACACCGCTATCTTGGATGAACACATTACTCAAACCAAATTTAGGAGAGGTGAATGTGGTAGAAGTTAAACCGTTTCCCGCACCGGCAAAATTAATAGCGTTTTTAAATGTAAATTCAACATCTCGATCAGTGGATAATACTTCGGATCGTGAAACATCAAATGATATGTTAAGTGGTGTGATTACCGCTGGTTCAACTCTTTTAATTAGAGCAACGAGATCACTCACATCAACACTGTTGTTAAATCTAACTTTACCATACTCATCAGCAATCGCATCAAAAATGGCTCGTTCAACTTGTTCTCTGGTTCGTGTTGTTCCTGAACCGTTGTAGTTCACATTGTAACTCAGATTCATTGTGAGATTTTGTGGTGCAAGATATTCTGGAACAATTGAAACGGGACAGAGTTCTCGAAGTTTTTCTGTGATTGCGACGGAGTTTGCATCAATGACACCACCTGCTGCTCCATCAATTGTTGAAATGAAAACTCTTCCATAGTAAGGTGGATCTGTTTCCTCCCCACCAAATACGACTAAAGATTCATCAGGTGATTGCCCTGCCGGAAAAAATTCTGGTATCGCAGCACGATAGTCATTCTTCGTCACGGCTCTACCTTGTGCGGCAAACCACTTAGGTGCAAAGAATTTAATCAAGTCTGGATCTGGCTCTAAACTACCACCAAAACTCGCAACACGAAGAGTCGGTGTTCCAGTTCCCGAAGCATATGTAAATGATCGAATTCCGTTTGCGGATGGTCCCGTTGGAAGCAAGTAAGAAATTCTAACAATATCAGTGTTCAGAATTTTTCGACCGACGTTATCGGTTTCAAGGCTCTTGTTGAGTGAAGAAAACTCTTCATTTCCTCTGGCAGAGAAGGTGATTCTAACCGAACGACTTTGACGTTCCGTGAAGTAAACTTTACTTTCTTCTGTAATATCATAACTGATATTTGATATTCTTGTGTATTCTGTAAAGGTTTCTCCGTTATCTTCGCTCACCTCAATGATCAAAGAATTTAAATCAATTCTATCATCATTAAGAATAAGTCTCTGTCGATCAATGTCAATCTGTGAAGTAACATTTCGATTTAAAACAAAATCCTTTGCTTCAAATAACACAACTTCATTAATATTTCCGGTTGTATCTGGATCGTATGAATTGAGAGTGAAAAAGTTATAGTTAGCACCGTCTGGTGTTGTACCAACAAATCTAGAATATTTTGGAATGGTTCCTGTCACATTTGCCATTGAAACCGATGCTCTTGATGATGCTCCAGCAGGAACTTCAAATCCAAGTGGTTTGGAAATTGAAATTAAAGATTCAATTCTTTGTGCCGAGTCAAGGTACAATTCATTGGCAATCATGTTTGAGTAGAAAGCATAATATAATGTGTTGTATGCAAGAGCATCGACAAGGACTTGGATCGCTGATGATTCAAAATCAAAATCCTTGAGTGGACTGTCTGTTCGCTTTAAATACTCAATAATGCTAGTTTTGATATCACCAAAATCAAGATCACCAATCTGAATTTGATTACCAGAAAGCGTAAGAATGCTTGTCGCAGTTGCCGTGCTTGCTGACGATGACGCTGGAACCGATATTCCTGATAAACTGCTGTAAACTGACATTAAATTCCTCTTTCCAGTTCTACTGTGATTTCTCTCAGTGTTTGTTCGTTAACTAATTTAAATTGAACGTTTATACTCACCATATTTGAGTCTAAGTTGCTTGTGTCAAAGTCCAGTCCAATAAAATTAACTCTTGGTTCAAATTGTTGAATCGCATCCCTCATGTCCTCTTGAATTCGGATCATTTGAACAGGATTAAAATTTTCAAATAACAAATCAATTAAATTAGTACCAAATTCAGGTGAAAACCCTTTTTCACCGGGTCTTGTCAAAATAAGATTTACAAGAGACTGTCTAATTGAATTGATATCTTTTTTCACGGCAAGACCATGAGGTGCATCACCAGTTTTTGTAAACTTTAAATCAAAATCAATAAATCTGTCTTTTGCATCCACTCTTATTGACATAGAAATTCCTCCAAACTATGTAGGTCATTATTGTTCGTACTGAGGCTCGGTTGTACCACTTGAATCTTGGGATGATGAATCTCGTGTCAGAGAAAGACTCATTATATGATTCTGTAAACTCATTCTATGTTTTATCTTACCAACAAGATACTTACCAGAAGTTCGTTTGAAGACTTCACTACCGGGAGCCTCGGCTTTTCTTGGATTGACAACGTTTATGATTGTCCCCGGACGTAAAGTAAGATCCCCCGGCAAAGAGGCAACGACAGATTGTGATGTAAGTTGAACCATATGGGCATCACGAAGAAGCGTCGTTTTGTCTGGTGTTGACCAAAACGTTGCTTTAGTTCGATAAAACGGCAAAAGATCCTTAAATAGTTCACCTCGTTGTGGACAATTACAACTATAAGGCAAGTCTGGATCAGAATAAACACACCCAAGATACTCAGATCCAAGTTCAGTTTCGATAAAGTCACATTGACTAACCTTCAGTTCATCTTCAAGTTGATCTATTTCCGTTCGAGTTGGCTCCTTTAACTCTGGATCAAAGACAGACTCAACAGCGGTGATTGGTTCACCCGGCTCTGGTTCATTTTCCTCCAACCCCAAATAGTCCGGTCTTAATTCTTGCATGGGACAGTTAAGATATGGATCATACTCTTCATCTGTCTGACCCGGCTCTCTTTTTGGTGGATTCACTGGACCAGTATTTCCACACTCATAATTTCGACACGGTGTGGATTCTTTGCCATATACTATAAATTGTGCGGAGAAGTTTTTCTCAAGCATGTGAACAAAATCACTGTCCTCACCGACACCCGCATTTTTCAGAGGAAGAATTGGTGGTGAAAATACTCCATATTCCGATTCTCCCGAAAGATCATATTTCCATATATTTTCCTCTGGGTACTCTTCAAATGGTGCGGGATCTCTCCATAACCTTCCGTACGTTGATGTTAAAACATCCTTTGAATACCCAGTGGTACTCGACAAATACTTAGAATAAAATGTCTCTCCATCACCAATTGTGTCATATGGGTTTCCATACAAATCATTAGTGAAAGCCAAGTAGAATGGTGGAGTATCTCCTCGTTTTAATCTAGTCAGGTGGTTATGATTTATTATTTGACTCGGGTTAAATACAGATGGATCATGCGGAAGGTGATGATGCCAAGTTCTGGGGAAATAATCTAAATCACTAATTGGCTGTGCTTCCTCTCTAAGTAGTCCATACATTTGAGCATCTCTCTGGAAAGTTGTCTCTTTGTAAAATACATTGATAGGATCAATTTTTTCTCCCTCCACTGCCTCTGCCGGATACAGGTATGGGTTATCATGGGAGACGTTGTTTTGCATACTTCTCCACGCATCGGTTCGTGTAACAGCAACATCAAATCCGTACGGATCCATCCCAATAACACTAACATTATAATTTGCAGATTGTCTACCGAAAGGTCCCGCTGTTATCTGAACATTGTATGGTAAATAATATTCAGAACCCGCATCTCGAACAAAGCCATACGGGAAGTCTTCTAAAGATTCTTCTCCAATTGGCTCTTCAAATTCAACACGAATATAGTGTTGATTTTCGGCAAGGAATCTTCTTGCGGATTGATAATTTTCTTCAACAAACTCGGTGAATATTCCTTGTTCTTGTTTTAGTTCAAACCACTCACCTACATTACCTAATCCATAAACAGCACCATAATTAAGTTTTGCCGGATTAAATGTAGGTCTGTTGCTGGAATCACCGTAATAGATTGCCGCATATGCTCCGTCACTTCCAATTATTTGATTTATGTCTCCATCTCCACGAATCTGTGAAAATCCAGTAATATAATTCGTAATACCAACTCCATTAACACCCGGCAACACATGGAATCCGCTTATTTCTGAGGTATAGTCTGAGGGTGGTCGTGGTGGATTTTCAACAACGGATCCATTCTCATCTAAAATTGGATCAGGCTTCGCTGGATTTGTAAGTTGTGTTTCAAACCATATGGGTGTCGATTCAAATTCATCAATGTACCCACCGTAACTTGTAAAATAAAGTCCCCCGGCAATATTTCCTCCAGAAACCGATGCGTAATTGAAATTATCCCAATAATCATCGTAATAACCAGAACCTCTAGTGCTATAATCATAATTATATCTGTTTTGCCAATAACTGTTATACCACCAATTGTTTCTGAAGATTGGTAGGAAACTACCCCAACCACCATACCAATTTAACCAACTCCAGTTTCTTGAACCCCAATACTGATTTAACAATCCACTAGATGTTGAATAAGTAACGGGAACATCTCGCACATAACCATTTCCTCTGTCCCAGAATCTCCCCTCATAATTGTATGAGTTACTTAAATAAGGATATGTTTTGACTCCGGGGGAAACCGTTGCGTTTCCATTAAACAACTCTAGTTTTTGATCATAGTATGGGTGTGGTGCCTCTGATTCTTCTTCACCAAATCCTAAGTAGTTTACAAAATAATCATATGAGTCAGCAACGTCCTCTTTTAAAGATTGTTTTTTTGCTAAAACTTCATATCTACTTCCTCGTATTTTTTGACGAGTGATGCTTTTTACATTCTTAAAAGTGTTTGTTGAAACTTCTGGAATTTCCAAATATGGTTTTTTGGATTGAACGTAAACTTTTCTGTTGATGAATTCATCGTAGTCTGTGAACAAAAGTTCTTTGTAATCCAAAAACTCTGCCAAAGTTTCCTGTAAAGCATCATATGATCTTTGATACGATGCAATAGCACAATTGGGACTGTTTATATCAGAAACAAATCTTCTTTTAGTGAATTGATTAGGGAACCCACCATCTGGATTTGGCTCAAAGATTTTTTCAGGATTACCATCAGCATCGAGAACTACCTCATCATAGTAACAACCACCACATGGCCACAAAGTAGTCCAGCCATCTGCAAATTGAAAATTGGTTCCTGACTCAATTGACTTGTCATACGCTCTAGTGGTTTCAAACGGAGGAACTCCATTTGAATTTGTACAAGTATCAATCATACTTTGAAGACCGATTAAATGTTGTTGCATTGTCCAGATTCTACCCTCAAGCAAATAACGAAGAGATTGTAGTTCTCCCGATTCACGGAGTCTGTAGAGAGTTTTCATTGTTTCCTGTAATGCAGGATCGGCCTCAATTCCTTGCTCTTCATCAAATTGATAACTTGAAAAGAAGCCGTTTTCATTTGATCTTGGATCATCGGGATCATAATTAACCGCATCAGTTAAAGTTCCAGCCGCCGCAACATTAAAATCATTATCACCACTTGTAGTGTTTTTGTCACCAGTATATCCTGCGTCCGGATTGTAGTTCTTTAAACAACAAATAGAGCAACGATAAGCAGACCACTTTTCTTTAAGTTCTCTTTTTTCCTCTAGTTCTTTTTTCTTTTTCTTTTGTTCTTTCTTAAACTGAATAAGTTTTTTCAGAATACTACCATCATATTCAACATGATCAAACATGGGCTGCCATAGAACTCTAGAATCAGTGTCTCGATCTTTTTTGTAAACTTCACTATATTCTGTATGTTCGTTTCTCATTCTAATTTGAGGATCATTGTATATTGAATCCTCATAGTAGCCGTGCATTGTATCATATCTTCTGACAGCGACACTGGGAGTATATTCTTCAAACTCATTCGAGACAATTGGATACTGTTCGATTCGTTTGATTTTATCAAACTCTTCAAAATATGAATATTGAACCAGTTTACTCGCATTTTGATGCGTGCTTTTTGATGAAATGAAATCTAGATAAGGATCCTCATAATTTGGATCTACACGCTCATACTCAGAGATGAGTGCTGCGTTGTGGAATAAATTTAGTGGTGAAAAATCAGACGTTGGAACAAAGTTTAAAAAAGCATTTCTTAAATCACCGGGGGTGTTTTGTTCAATAATATAATTTCTTATATCTCGCTCTTCGTAATCACCAATAATTTTATTTACAGACTTATAATGCCATCCGTCAAGGTCTTGCCAAAACAAATAGTTTGCAGCATTAATATTTGTTTCTGGGATTGATTTTTCAATCAAATAATTCATTAACTTTATAAGAGGTAGTTCACCAACGGGTTTTCTGTGAGGGTAAAGAGTTTCATTTTTCTTTAACCAAACATAATTTGCCGTTGGCTCGATGTCCATGTCAAGTCTGTTTGTGTTTTCTTCAGATGGGTTAAAAAACTTTTCCGCAAGAATATTTACAAGTCCCTTTTCGTCAGACTCCCCATTATCTTCCGTTGATGTTGCAATTTTCAATACGACTTCATCTGTGTCGCTTTCCTCCTCATCACCATCTTCATTGTATTCAAAAATAGCAGAGGCTGTATAGTTGGAAAAAACAGTTTCGGAACCACCAAATTCTACAACCCATGTCAATCTTTTTTCGTTACCAAGCATTGCTCCTTGAACCTCATCGGTTGCTGGACTAAGAGAGTGAACGAAGAAACGAAGTTGTTTCCTTGAGTTTGCAACTTCTGGTGTTTCAATGTCAAGAAACAAAAGTTCACCACCAACAAGAGGTAGAGCCTCACCAATGTTATTTGGTTCATGGAACAATAATTTTCCGTGAACACCGGGAGTAAAGATATCCTCAATTATCTCAAGACGGTCGAAAATTTGAGTGATATCACCTCGCATGATATCAATTATTTTTCCAGATCGTTTTACAATTGCAGCAGAACGTAAATTAAAACTCGCAACAGAAGCATCAACCATAACCACCAAGTCCTCCAGATGACAAAGAAACAATCGAACTTTGACTTCCACTCTCGGAGAGAAGTCTTCTAATTTCACCTACAACTGGACCGACAAATTCTTTTCTAAGCAAACGTATAGTGTTTGAGGAATTTTCATCCAACTGATTTTGAAGTGCGACAATTGAAATATTTGCGTCTTCTATAATATTTGTTCTACCATTTAAATATTTTTGTAAAACTGTATTAACACTTGTTTTAAGATTATTTGTTGGAAATAAATTAACATCAAGATTATCAAATGCAGAAGCCGTGGTAAGTTTTAATGCTGGACTTACTACATAACCATCTTTGTGTCTAAAATATAAAACGGCATCTTTTAAGTTTTCAATTCTTTTTGGTGTTAACTGATTTCCAAGAGTGGTGAACTGTCCGTTGGAAGTTTCACGAAAAACATAATACGCACCAAGACCAGTTGTTCCCGTTGTAATGGTCGATGAAGTAAAATTGTGATTTCTTACTTCGGTTTTGTTTAACGAAAAATCATGGTTATAAACAACACCATAATCCCCAGAAACTGTACCTTCTGCGGAAACATCATATTTTGTAATGATATCACCTTTTTGGAGTTCCATTTCATTATCAAAGAAAAACGCATATCCGGAGTATTGATTTGTGAGAGTTCTATCCTCATCCGCAGTAAATCTTGGCCACTCAGTGTTTACATCTTCAATATCGTTTGACATGAGGACTAACCAATATAATGAAGGATCCTCATAATATTTGTTTGCTATACCTTCAGGTCTTTCTCCGTCAGTTAAGGTGTAATATTCAAAAAGTTCAGGTTTATCCAAAAAACGTCTCATCTTTACATTACGAAAGATATCTAACATTTCAACTGAAACGTTATTGGGAAATTTATACTTCAATTTTGGAAAGTTGTTAAAATATTCCATCAGCCAAATAATCCACTTGCATCAATACTTTGACCTGCTTTACTTGTAATAGCAGAACGACTTCTAATTTTTCCGTTAACATTCATGTTTGGCTCTAGTTCTAAATATTGTAAGGTAATAATTGTTGCGATTGGTGCGTCACTACCAGAACCAGAAATGGTATTCAGTGGTGTTTTATCAACACTAACTTGAGTGAGAACGGAGGTTTGCGGACTACTTGTCCAAAATTCTAAATTTGGCTTTTGTTCTTTCGTTTGAACAAATCCAAATCCAGTAGGAGTTGTAACGTATGGAGACCACGACCAAAGTGGTGGGTGAATCATTGCGTTGGCAGAGATGTTACCAGCAAGGCTGGTTGCAGGGAAGGGAAGAGCATATGCTTCAAACGCTTTTGCAATTCTACCAATCTTTGTAGATTCGCTTGCATTTCTAGCGATCAATGCAAACGAAAAGTTAAATGTTCTGGGGTTTGCGGATTGGAATAAACTCTCACCCGTGTCCATACTGACTCGACCAAGATTTCCACCAACAGTTAAGTCAATAATACTTTCAGACAACGGATCAAGAATACCACCGATAGCACGTTTTGCCGCACCTAAAACGTTCCCAGCCATGAGTTGATCGAGACTACTTTGTATGACTTCAATAAAGGGTGTTTCATTGCTTTGATCAATTTCATAATTAACATTTGATGTTGAGTTCATATTTGTGGGCATTGGTAATGTAATATTTACTAATTTACCTTTTCGTCCACCACCTGCTTTTTCTGCTCTTCTGTTACTATATCTTCTAGCAGAAAAGTTGAGCCAGTATCTAACTTCGTTTTGTCTATACTCTGGGTATTCCAAATTAACATTATTCGTTGGATACGCTCCAGCAATTTGATTATCGAGCAAATCGGGTTCATATTCTTCTTCAGCCATTGTTACCCCCACCTAAATATAGTATGGCATACAAAACAGTTTACAAACCGTTAAATGAATCTAAGTATGTAGGTGACTACACCAACATTATATGTAGGTCACTATGGGAACGTCGTGTTTGCAAATACCTTGATACAAACGAAAATGTGATAAATTGGGGAAGTGAAGAAATAGTCATACCGTACATTTCTCCTCTGGACAATCGAAGACATCGTTACTTTCCGGACTTTATCGTTAGGATAAAAGAAAATACTGGTGACGTAAAAACAAAAGTTATTGAGGTTAAACCATTTAAACAAACAAAAAAACCAGAGCGAGGTAAAAAAAGAAAAGCCACATATGCAAACGAATGTGCTACATATGTTGTAAACCAAGCGAAATGGAGGGCAGCCGAGGATTTTTGCTCTAAAAAGAACTGGGAATTTTTGGTTTTAACTGAAAAGGAAATATTTTAATGGCAAAATCAAGACATCCATCAAACCCCGATGCACTAAGATGGAAAGTTATTTCCAGAGGACTTCAACGAGCAAATCGGTTCGAGGTTTTTATTAACGTCGAGGGGATTGGTACTTTAAGTATGCCCGCACAAACGGTATCTCTTCCCGGTAGAAGTTTTCTTGGGATGCCAGACGATATCGTTGCCCAAGGTTCAAACCCACGAATAGTTCCGATGAGAAGAGCGTATGGTGGAGAAGCAACCATTCTACTTGGATTTTTTATAGATCAGAATTGGTTCACCAGAGCGTTTTTTGAAAAATGGGCAGACAGGTTTTACCCATTAACTCAAGACGTTTCTGATGCCTACCTTCAACGCAGCGGTAGTTATGTTAATCTTGCGGAAGGTTCAACCATGAGGATTTCTTTTTTGGATATGAACGATAACATCAGATGGCAAATGCGAGTCATTGAACCTTATGTTTCAACCATCATTCAAGAAACATACTCGCAAGAGCAAATGAATCAACTTGCCATGCTTAATGTGGCAATTGGATTTAAAGAATACATACCCGAAATTGGATCTCTGGGAAGCAACCCAGCAAGTTATTGATAATAGGAGAAGATAATGAGCATACTTGAAGCGATACAAACAACTTTACCAAAATATGAGGTAGTTATTCCGTCAACGGGATCAAAAACCACATTTAGACCGTTTTTGATGAAAGAGCAAAGAGTTTTGATGATGGCAGATTCAGAAAAGTCATCCGAAATGCTTTTAGCGATTGCCGCAGTCGTTGAAAACTGCGTGGATAACGTCAATGATGCAAAGAAGATTCCAATGCACGATCTAGAATACCTTTTTTGTCAAATTCGATCAAAATCTGTTTCTGAGATGGTGGAACCGATTTTTACTTGTCCAGAAACGGGTGAAAACGTCAAAATTGGAATTGATTTAACAAAAATTGAAATTTCAAGAAACAATCCGGCTTCTGAAATTAAAATAAACGATGCAATTACTTTTCATATGCGTTCTCCTATGGTTCGAGATTACATTGAAGAGAGTAACACGGATTTTGATAGTATTCTTTCACACTGTGTTGAAAAAATTGTTGTGGAAGACGAAGTGTATGAAGGTGTTTCTTTGAGTGCGACGGAAAAGGAAACCATATTGGAAAATCTCACAAAGGAACAATATTATAAAATTCAAGACTACCTTCTTGAGCAACCAAAAATTACAATGGATGTACCATACAGAACATCGGACGGTACGGAAAGATCAATTAAGTTGGAGGGAATGAAAGATTTTTTCGGCTAAGTCTTTGCCATGACTCGTTAGAAACAATATTTAAAATTAATTTTGATTTGTTTATACACTTTAAGATGAGTTTACTTGAAACCGACATGATGATTCCGTGGGAAAGAGACATTTATGTTGAATTAGTAAAACAACATATCGAAGAGGAAAACAAAAAGTTACGGGAAAGACAAAATGCAAAACAAACCCTTAGATAAAATTATAGACTCTCTTGGTGGAAAGAAAAAGGGGAGAAAGCGGAAGAAAGAGACTACACCAACTCCAATGAGTGAGGTTGAATTTTTCAATGCAATTCAGTTCACCAGTAAGAGTAGAGGATTTGATCAAGAAAAGTTGGAGTCTGTTTCTGAAACAAAAGAAGTTTCATACGAAAAGGACTTTAATGAATTAAAAGATATGGTACAAAAAGTGTTGAGTAAGAACACACCAAAAGATACTAAATTCAAAAAAATCGACCCACGAGATATCAAAAAACTTGACAAATATACTTTCAAGACAGCAGTGATTAAAACTGAAAAAGGTATGACACAACTTCCCGCATTACGCACAGGTGGTATTGTTACAAGTCCAACACAAGCATTGATTGGTGAAAATGGACCAGAGGCTGTGATTCCACTAGAAAGATTACGATCTCTTTATAATCAGATGCCCATGAGTAAAGAGGGTTTCGGGACGATGGCAAGAAATCTTATGCCAAACGCCGATGAAATTCAAATTTCCAGTATGTTTAGGCAAATAACCAACCCATCTCCTTCATCTGACATGGATTCATACAATCAAGAATTTAGAGCAAGACTAGACAAAATTGCTCCCACTACACCCGGACTTTTAAAAACACCCGGACAAGTGGAATCAGAGAGATTTAGTTCTGGGATACAGAACAGAAAAGATCGTGCAGAGATTCAAGTCCTAATAACACAGGCAGAAAGATTTCCAGATCGTGCCGAACAGATTTTGAAAACCGCAGAGAAAGTAAATCCAGAAATGTATCTACAAATGCAAAGAGATCGAAGACCGGTTTTAGCGATGGATTTGAGAGATAGGTATGGGCCCGGAGGAATTCCAAGACCAGAAACTCAAGAATCTCAGAGTGCTAAACTCGATAGACGAGCAGAAGAAAGAATGAAGAGTGTTGGAGAACCGGGAAAGGATTTGCGTGCAAGACGGGAAAAGATGTTTGCAGATCGAGAGAAAGAAGCAGCAGAAAAAGAAAAAGCAAGATCAGATAGACAAAAAAGACTTGCGGGTTTGGATCGAAAAAATGAGGAGAGTAAGGCAAGATTGGTGCGTAAGGCTGGTATAGATGTCTTTGAACGTGCAGAAAGACAACGACAGAACTTATTAACAATCAATGGCATTGGTCCTCAAGGTAGCCCAGTGGATCTAGAAATAGACAGAGGTATGGACAACAATCCATTAGTGCTTCCTAGCCGTCCATTTGATCCTCGGAATGAAAAATATATGTACCCGATGACGGATGCTATGGACAAGGATAGAGACTACTTGGGAGCCGCACGGGCTGTTGTGCAACGACATCGAGATGAACAGGCGCCCGGTGGGATTGATTATCGACCAGCACCAAGAGGAGAAAAACTCAGAGAAGAACTTATCACGATGGAGGGAGAGCAAAAAATGAAAGAGTTTTCCGCACAACTTTCCGCTCTTCAAGAACAGCGAGAAAAATATAGAAATTCGCAGTCCGGAAGAGAACAAACTTCACAAGCAAACACACCAAGAGTGAAACCTTCAAATCCAGCGAAAGTAAAGACACCTCATGCGACAGGACTCGGTGGAGGTGGAGGTGGTCAAACTATGTTTGACATGATAGGTATGGCAAATAAAATGTTCCCTATCTGGAGAATAGGAAACGGATAAAAAAACCCCCGCCGAAGCGGGGGCTTTTCGATTTCATCCATCTGAAAAATGAAATCAGTCTTCGTTACCCAGACTTTGGAAATATGACAAAGCGTCAGTTTCCTCACCCTCTGTATTTCCGCTGTCAGAAGAGGTCGCATCCTCCACAACAACATCCTCCGCAGTCTTTTGACTCACGAAATCCGATTCCGTTGCACGAATGTCTTCACCGACTACATCCTGCAACTTCTTCTTCAATTCATCGTAAGGCTTAAACTGATCTGGAGCAACGAACGCTTGAAGAGCATGTTCTGTCTTCCACAACTCTTCAAGTTTGGCATCATCACCACCGAGCAACTCGGAAGGTGATTCAAACTCAGACTTGTCATAGTTGATGTAACCACCAACTTTACGAACCTTCAACTTGAAATTCGCACCAGCCCAATAATCAAACGGGTTGATAGGATCTTCGTCATCAAACTCAGGTTGCATTGCTTCCTGAATCTTGTTGAAGATTTTCACACCATACTTGTAGAGGAACACTTTTCCCTCATTCTCGGGTGCGCCCGGATCCTTTAGAACAAGGATGTTTGAGATGTAAGACAACTTACGCTTACGATCCCTAGCGATGTCCTTGTCGGATTCAAGACCGCTGTTCCAGAGTTCTGAGTTCATCTCTGAAACTGGATCCTTTTCACCAATCGTGGTGCGAGAGTTTTCGATATACCAACGACCACCAACCTTAAAAGCGTGGGTGTAGAGTTTCACCCAAGGCATATCCTCATTCTCCGGTGCAGGGAGAAAGCGGAACACAGCCATTCCATTACTTGCTTTGTCAAGAGTTGGTTTCCAGAACCGATCATCCTGATAAGAATTTTTCTTTTCAGAACTTTCCAGTTTTTTTGTCAGTTCGCTAATGCTACCGACAGACTTTCTTTTCATGTCTTTAAAACTCATAAATTTTCTTTCCCCGAGGATCTCCCTCGGTCTGATACTTGGTGGGAACTCCCCACTTCAAAATAAACTTGCCCCAACGTTGGGCAAACGATAGTTTAACTCAATCGCTTCCATTTGCAACTTCTCTTTTAGAGGTTTAGAAATCATTTTTCCACCAACCTCCGGTGAGATGTTATTTTCTTTACATATACATAAAACAGCGTCTAAATATGTTCCACCATTTTCGGAAACATATTTTTCAACTTGTTTACAAAACTTTTCTTGTTCTTGATCAATAAATACCATGACAGAATTATAAGGCCTTTCGGAAGATAAGTCAACTCAAAACTATTTATGGAGTTTTAAATGCCTGATACCGGATCAAACATCATCATCGACATTAGCGGTAACACAGCCAATATGGCAACAGATTTCGCTTCATCTGGGGTTGGAATTACCAACGCTCACATTCCTATCCAGAAAATTGCCTTTGGTGATGACACTGTAAGCACTCGTGTTTCGGCAAGTACCCCATTACCAATCACAATTCAAAGTAACCAAGAACTTGTTGGTGTCTCTGGTTCGGTTGGTCTTACTGGTAACGCAACAATTGTTGTTCCGTTTGAGCCAGTGCCAACAGGTGTAACGAATAACTTTATTAAAGTTGCTGGAACTTCAACGGGAGGAAACGTTGGTATCACGGGAACCATTCAAGGTATTAGTGGTGGTTTCCCTGTTCCCGTTTCAGGAACGGTAAATGTTTCCAATAATACTGGACTTGCCGTCTTTGGATTAAGTGGTGCCACCGCAATTGCGGTAACTGGTGGAAGAAGATTAAATCACTCAACGGACAGTGTTAGTATTGAAAACAGTGTTATTGGGGTTTCTGGTGGTAGAACAATTCTTGCTGCAACCGACAGTATTAAAGTTTTCGGCTCAGACGCAACACCATATGTTCCAGTTGTTTTAGCAAAAGACAGATCCGGTTCAACCGCAGGATTCTCTGGAGACTCTCTGAAAGTTGCAGTCACCAACACATCATTCACTGCGAATGTAACCGTTTCTGCAACGACTGGGGTTACAAACGACTCCGCAGGTAACGCTTTGAGAGTTCAGGGACTTTCTGGTGGTGAACCAGTGCTGGTTAAGGGTGAGTATGGTGGTGCGATTCCCGTCACCTCTCTGTCCTCTCTTCCGGTTTCATTCAGCGGAACTCAAACAATTGATGATACAAATATTGTAAATTCTCTTGAAAGTTCCTCGAAACCTCTTATCACAAATCTTTCTGGTATTAATCAAGATACTGATAGCATCCCATTAATTCGCAATGATCTTAATTCTGGTAATGTCAAAGTTAAGATTTCAGAAACTGAGCAACCGGGGATCATCCATGCTGGATTAAAATCCGTACCCCCGACTGGTGCGATACAAATCACAAGTGGTCTGTCGGTTAAAGTTGGTGTTAAGATTAAGGCAGACATTGACAATACAGATAGTGTTCTGGTCGGAAACTTTGCATTGACACTGAATGCGGGGGCAGGATATCCACTTGAACCCGGTGAGTCTTGTTTCATAAACGTTAGCGATGTTGGATTAATTTATGTTCGATCCGGCGGTGGCAAAGGTGCGCAAACTGTTTACTACTTAGGTTCTTAATATGAATAATGACATTTATAATGACTCTTATGCATCTAACAGAAGATTAAACGCTGTAGATTCAAAGACTTTTTTAGGACTGAGGTTTATAGACTCAGAGGATGATTTATTTTCCGAGAGAAGATTAACGAGTAAACCAAATTTTATTATTCAGGGAACTGATGTTCTCGTTGACTACTCCAGTGTCAAAAATCGTTTGGACTTGGATGAGTTCCAATCAATTTTCCGAAAAAAAGGAACAAACAAACAGTTTACCATTGAAAATGCAAATTACTCAGATTCTATCCAAGGAATCAAAGCCGACTTTTCAGGAACCTACACGTTTAAGAGATTCATCGGTGACGACAGAATTTTAGTAACCCCTGTCTCTGGTGTTTCTTACGATACAGAAAGAAACATTTATAAGTCAAACTTTTTTGATACTACACCTTTGATTGGAATCACTCTTCCACCAAATAATACACAATCATATAAAATTGTAAATGAACTTGGTGTTGACTCAAGTGAATCCTTTGCAAACTTAGGTGCTTTAATTGGTGATACATTAAAACTTTCTGGGGCATCTGCGGCAGCAAACGAAAACAAATTATACAAAATTACCGACATTGATATTGCCAGTGACGGCACAGAAATTATTTCTGTCAATCGAAGGCTTGAAGAGGCAAACTTTACTGGATCTCCGGTTATTATAACGCTCTTCAAGGGTCGAGGCTCTGACACTAAGTTTAAAAATTGTTACTATGCAAAAGAAACAATCTTTGACACAAACACACAAAGATATATCGAACCAAATCAGTTTGTGGAATGTGAGGAAAACTATAATTTCTGGGCTACAATTCGAGCGGACAGGGAAGATTATAACTTAACAAATGTTGAGGGTCCAATGGATGGTAGTTGTGATCTTTGTCCCGAAACATTTCAGAGTTCAGATCAACTGCTAACACAGCAACCAGAGGAACCGGAGGTTGTTCCAACAAACCTTCTTTCCACGGGAGAATATAGAGACTATGTTCAAACGCTTGGACAAGTTAAAGTCCCTCGGTCAATTCGTCAGATTGTAAAAGAACTATTTGATATTAAATACAATAACGATTCGTTTACCATTAATGATGAAAGCAAAACAAACATAGAACTTTTTGCGGGTGAATATTATCGTTTCGATTTATCCGATCCTAGTTTGAAGAACTTAGGAAAAAGATTTGCGATATCAAAAGTTCGTGGTGGAAGTAATGTAGGTGCAAGTGAATTTAGTAGCGGTGTTGATCGCTCTGGATCTCTCGGGTCTGTTGGTGCTTATGTTACATTCCGTCCACCGATTGATTATAGAAATTATTATTGGTACATCGAGGGTACGGATCTTGGTGGTGAGATTGTCGTTAAAAAAGCATCAAATGAGTCTTCTGTAACATCACCCGTCATTCGGACGAATGATTATTCTGAATCTATTTTTGAAGCCTATGACATGTTCCTCACTGAAGAAAAAGCAGTCAAGAGATCGTCTATGTTGGGTTGTCCCGGCATCAGAACACAAAAAGTAAATGATCAAGAGTATTACCTTCCGTGTAACTCTGATTCTCTATATGAATATTATCTTGGACTTTATAACGTCAAAGAAAAAAGAGCAATTGGTCCGTTTTCAATTAGTGGATATTATCCGCTTTACAATACTGCCCAGTCCGCAGTTGCCGCAAGTCCAACTCCAACTCAAGCCAGAAACGAGGAAGAAAGACAACTAGGATTTATTGGGTATCATATTCACGTTTTGGACGGCATTACCTACTTTATGCCAAACGGTCTTGATGTGCTGGGTCAACAATTTCACGGTAACTATGTCGATGATGAAACTTATGCTAGATCAATTCCATATGATCCCGAATACATCACCGTTAGTCCCGAAGACATAGCGAACGGAAACTACCCAACATTAAGAGATCCTCCAGACTTTCCCGGTGGAGTAAACACTTGTTGCACATGTGAACAACGAGGATGTCAAACAAATTGTATGGAGTGTTTGTTCAAAGCGATTCAAGCGGTTGAGTCTGGTGATTGGAGAAATCCGTTTGATGATCAACAGCCGCTTAAACAATGCGATGCTAGAGCGTCCGCCACGGCTAATGGTTGTGGTCCATTCCAAATTTTCCCAGCGTACATCGAAGACGCAAGAAGCGTTTGTCGTTATGGTGGAGGACAAAGTGAACCACACTGCTGCGACATACCGGCAAATGCACATGAACTGCTTTGTCGAGATTGTAGCGAACTTCCTTTACTGCTTCAAGTGGAATGTTGTCAATTTAAGTTAAAACTGTCCAGACTTATTGTCTATTGTTGGTATAGAAGGTGGACTCGAAATCAAGGAAAACGAACATGTGGACTCCCTGCTTGCACAGGTAGTGGACATAAGAGTCGTCAAGACGGACACACATGTTACACATGCGAAGACTTAGCAAAAATGCATAAGGAGGGAACATGCGGTCATAGATGTTGCCAAAAACCGGATTGTTGTTATCAGAATCCAAACGAAGCGGAAGGTGGTGGACCATGTGCGAGAGCAAATCAATACTGGGCACGAGTTCAATCACTTATGCAGACCGAATGTCCAGAGTGTTTAGGTCCAGTAATTTCACCGACAGGAACACCGTCACCAAAAGGATGTTGCTGTGTTGGTAATACAACGATTGACAACTTAACAAAAGATGATTGTGATCGACTTGGTGGATTACATAATCCCGGTGCAGAGTGTGAATCCGGTCCGTGTAATGGTTGTTGCTGTCAAGTAGAGTATCTTCCAGACGGATCAATTATCACCTATGGTGAAACGACAAGACCAGAAGATTGTGATGACAGTGTTGACAGTGCCAAAACATTTTTTGCTGGACAATCTTGCGACGATCCAAGAAATCCATGCGGAAGTGAATATGGACCGGACGAACCACTTCTTTGTTGTACCCCAACACAAAATGAGTTTGGAGACATTACTTCATACACATGTAGCACATCAACTCTGGGACAGGGTTGTCCAGAAAACGCTACACACAGAACTTTACTGAACAAATGTGAAGACTATGATACACCATGTGCAGTTGGTTGCTGTTGCGTTCCGGAGCCGGGTGGTTTCCAGAAACGATATGTTAACAGGATTGCTTGTCAGCATCAAGGTGGTTTCTTCAGTCCGGGTGTTTCTTGCAAAGACACTAACTGTTTGTTTAACGATAACCCTGATGTAGAAGAGCAAGTGTTTGTGGGTAAGTATACCGATGTCACAGATACAAATGCGGTTGTGGTTGATCCGGGTTACTCAATCACAGAACGAACTCAAGCAGCGATTACCTATGTGCAACAAACACCAGCACCCACACCAGTACCCACAGCGGCACCAAGAAGAGCAACTGTAACACCAACACCTCCCCCATCACCACCATCAAGTGGATCAATGGGGGGATACTCATATTAAAAAAGGGAGCCAAAAGGCTCCCTTTCTTATTCGATTGTGATCTTAGATCACTCAGAAACTTCTGCGACTTCGACTGAAGTTTCTTCTTCGATGATGTCACCATCAAGTTGTTGTTCTTTCTTCTTACCACAATTCATGCAACCACCGGGCTTTTCAGTTTCGACATCACGAAACTGTTGTGCCCCTGCTTGGGGAGGAGCCATGCCACCTTGAGGAGGCATTGGGAGGTTGATGGTAACGTCAACACCTGCATCAAAGAGGTCTTGAACTTGTGATGCTTCGATCACTTGACCGGGAAGAACATCGACGATGTTTGACACAGAAAGAACAAAGAAGTCTTCCCGAGCCGGGGTTTTATTGAGAAACGCTCTCTTTACAATTTCATGATCTGCCATTGGCATTCTCCTTACAAAAAACGATTAAAACATGTTTTAAACCAGTAGAGTATGTATATGCTCTACAATACGCCGTCTTGGAATCGAACCAAGTTTGCACGATTATAAGTCGTCCTGAGAAATGCCTATTCCTCCCACGGCGCTTTCATATGCTCTCCAGTTTGCATACATTACACGATAAGTTGGGTTATGTCTAGCCTCATCATATGATTTTTTGAAGATTCTTGCAGACTCCGCTTTCTCACAAGTCCAGTGATCTGGTTCCTGTGGTTTCACGTTGCCTTTGTTATCATACTTTTTTCCACTTCGATGGTTTGCGTATCGTCTTGCTCTCGTCCATCCCATCATGAGGAACTTGCGTGCCATATCAGCACCAACAAAGTCATCGCAAATAAGATACTCATAAAACATAGAAGTGATTTTAGCAGACGATACTTCTGCAATTTCTGGAGTTCGGAATCTCCAATGTTGACAGATTTCCGATTTATATGGTTCAACTAGCAATACTCCTTGTTCACCTCTACCAATACGATAGAGTTCGGGATTCTTCCGAAAGTTAATGTTCTCATAATCTAAACTGTAATCAAACTCTTTCATTTACCCACCATGTGTTTTGTGGAAAAAACCGGACTACATTCCTCAGATAATATGCACTCAATTCTTTTCATAACAGCGTCGGCAACGAAACGATCAATGTCATCATCCAGTGTCATGAAACTGATGCTCCACCGATTAATATCCGAATCGTGTTCATACATCTTTCTTGCAACGGGGGAGTCTGATGATCTTCCATTTCCCGAAACCATTGCTTTCCCGTTATTTTTAAACACACCAACGTGTCTCACCCTTCGTTGGTTTATATTACCCATGCCGATATACATTACTCCATCTTCCTCGTGAATAATCTTATACATTCCGATGAATCGAGAGTAAATAGAATTTTTTATGGCTTGTGGTTGATGCCATCCATTTTCTAGTTGAATTTCAGCGAGTCTTTGGATTTGATTTATAATCCCATCACTTAACTCACTAACTTCTGTTTCAATTAATCTAGCCATGTCATTCCAAACTTAAACATAGTTAATGCGAAGTTTTTTATTACTACAATGACCGTTCTCGTTGATGTCAAGATAGTTTGATCGTTGTCGATCCTCATCGTGTCCGAGTCGGTAATTTACTTCTTTGACACCATCGCTGGAAGTGCTTGAGAAGTCAAGGTGAGACTGAACAAAGTTGCGAGCAATCTTCCTTGCTTCTTCCTCGTTCGTGCCAAGTGGAATATCAATGTGTAATCGGTATTGACTCACTTCTTTGTCTTTCGGTACTGCTTGACTTTTACTTCCTCGGTTTTTTTCATTGTCATCTTTCCGTTTCGCTTTGACCACTCACGATTGATAATATCGGCTTCTTCGAGTGCTTCTTTTTTTGATTTGAAAAGAACAACATCTTCTTCCTGTGTTTCGTGATTGAATCTGTCAATCATCCATTTATTCAATTCGTTATGCCAAAGCCCATACATCAGATCAACTCCTCCAAAATTGTTGGAAGTCCACCTTCGTTCCTCATTTGACGAAGAGTTTTCCTCTTTGCGTTTCGCAGTTCTTCGATACGAAGTTCACGCTTTCGGTTCTTTCGTTTGCGATGCTTCGCTTTCACGGCTGATTGTTTGCTGTTTGCCATTATCGACTCCTATGATATTCTCTTTCCAAGCGACGGATATTTTCTTTACCCTTCGCAATAACAATTTCACCCGCAGTCTTATGACCATAGATCATATAACCACGGACTTTGGGGATGTGTTTGTCAACACACTTCACACAATAGTCTGTATCGGGATTCGCTTCAAGTCGAATCTCGGAAATTTTTTCACCACAATCAATACAATTCATCTTATCTCCAGTAAGTATCAATGAATCCCGATCCAAGACATACACCAAAGATCAGACCAAATGTAAATCCACCCAATGCAAAAAGTAACATTCCCATCATAACAACCCCTCCTTCCAAAATTTGTCTGTGAGTTTGTATTGTTTCTTCTCTGCCTCTTCCTCTCCGTCACCCTCCCAAGTTCCACGCTCCCACTGGAGAACATGAACAAGTTCGTGCATCAGAGTTGCAAGGAAGTCACGGATGCTTTGATCCGTGGCAACGTTGACAATATAATCATCATTGTCACCTTCGTGACAAGTTCCCCAACAATCAAGTTGCTTAGAGGTTTGAAGATTAACAAGAACACAAGTATCAGATAACCTGTGTTTATCTAAAAACCAACCAACCGCAGACTCGGAGAGTTCACGATAATGTAATTGTTTATGGATGTTGTAGATCCCATGTTTGACAGCAGATGTTTGCACTAGACACTCCTATGATAATGTCCTTTTACGGTCTTTCGCTCAATAGCAGTTTCGGCATCCTTCCGTCCCCGACGAGACTTCATGGTTCCCTTACCCCAAGCGGAGCGAATGATTGTGTGACGTTTTACAGCAGAACCCTCACGTTCTGCCTCCAGATCAAATTGGTCTAAGACTCGTTTTGCCATACGGATATTATAGCAGAATTTGAGTCTATGTCAAGATTCAATCTCCCATCAACCAACCAAAGAATCCTTTAGATTCCACTGGTTTCGCTACATATGTGTCATCAAGACAAACTGGCTTTTCTTTAACAATTGGCTCAGTCGAGCCTTGAACGATGGCAAAGTATTTCGGCAGGTCCTCTTTGTTTTTATCGGCACGCTTTGCGGCCCGTTCGAGTTCCTTGTCCGTGAGCAAAAGCATCACGACATCATCTTCACCGACACCCGCTTCAGACTTGACATGGGTGGCAAAAAAGTATTCTCTGTCTGCCGCACGATGGGCATTTGTGTTTTTAACTTTCATAAATTAATCCTTTGTTTTCCAAAAATATTCATCAGTATCACCTAAACGATATTCAAAGCCATTTTCAACTTGATAATATTCCGTACTGACCTTGAAGTCAGGTTGTTTCGGATTCTTGGGAGTAAGAGAGTTGTCATACACTCTCATTCGGTTGTTTGGGTATAAGGCAAACTGACCGTTTTCAAGTTCAAGACAGTTAAATGACTTATGCTCTGAAGGAATCTCAGCAGTGCTGAAGTCAATCTCGTCTGCATGAATGTGGTAATTATCGAGCGTAAAGAGATATGTGCCTTTCACGATCTTATGTGATCGTGTGAAGATTTCAAAATCCATGCTACCGATAAACTGCTTATAAATGGCAGTCACACCATAGTCCATACAGTTCCAGAATTGTAAGTCCGGAAGTTCAAGATCCAGTTTAGGTTTCTCTGGATCAGAAACAAAGGCAGAGATGGGCAGTTTGTCATACAATGCACCATACTCTGGTAAATAAGTTTCAAAATAAAATGCTCTGCCAGGCAAACTCTTTGCCGTGACCCAGTGTCCCTCAACAAATTCACCGTGTCCGCTCTGTCCATCTTGAAGATACTCTTTGCGAACCCAGACTTTTTGGTTGGGTATGTTTGCAATCATTTGTGCCATTGTTTAACCTCATTCGGTAAAAGAAAACTTCCAATGTGAATCCCAGCATTGTAATACTTGAGATCACCCAAATCATATCCTAAAGTTCCGTGTCGATAATTTTCATTTGGGTGGTGTGGGCTATAATGACCATCAGAGCAAATTTGAAAACCGATTGTTCCCGAAGGATATGTCGGAACCATAGTGTAATAATACTTAACAGATCCAAAGTATTTAGTCTTAACTTCTTTCAAGTTAGAAATCATAGATGCGTTGTAAAACATACTTTCGGACTGAGACACAATCATCCCGTGTTTACGAATTGCTTGGGTAAGATCCTTATAAAATTCTTCTGTGAACAAAGACTCACCCACACTAATCGGATCGGTAGAATCAATGATAATAACATCATACTGAAACTCCAAGTCCTTAATGTAAGACGAACCATCATCAAAATGAATAGTCACTCTAGGATCTTGTAGACCACATGAGATGTTTGGAAAATGTTCCTCGGAGATTTTAATAACCTCTTCATCAATCTCAACCAAGTCAATCTTCTTGACATGCTTGTGCTTTACTACCTCACGAACAATGCCACCATCACCACCACCGATCACCAGAACACGCTCTGGGTTTTCATGTGATGTCAGAGGAACATGTGCAAACATCTCATGGTAGTTTGCTTCATCAAACTCGGTGAGTTGAATCACACCATCGAGTTGCAAAAGTTTACCAAACGACAGTGTGTCATAAACTTTAATGTTTTGGTATTCGGACTGAACCTCTTTGATTAACTTACCGTCAATTGAAATTGTTCGTCCAAGTGCTTCATCCCAACTATCTGTAATTTTCATTGTCGAATATTCACCTTACATTCAGATTTGTTTGATCCAAAAAATTCTCTGCTAAATGCCTCGACCACTCTTTGGTCATACCACTTGCAACTAAAGATATCCAAATATGCGGTCCATGTTTTGTTTGCAAAGTGACCGGAAATCAAAGACGTTTCGATCAACTGCGTCATGGAGAATCCCTCCACCTTTGGATCCTCTCCAAAGTGAACGACATTACATGGACCAAATCTTTTCATGTCGATCAAGTCACAGAGTTCTACAACGTATCGCTCGATCTCGTCAGCGTGCTTAATTCGGTAATTGCAATTGTATAGATCAACGCAAGTGGAAAGTCCCCACATTTCCTGTCCCGAAAACTGTTTCTTACTCACATAGTTCATCGCTGTAAAAACTCATACTCCATGTCGTGAGTTCCAAGGATGTCCAAAAGAATCCGAACAACCCTCGTCACATTAAAATCTTTGCATGAAAAAACATCGAAGTAGTAAGCGTTATCTTCGGGGTATGTGTGAACAGAAATGTGAGACTCACCAAGAACAAGAAAAGCCGTCACACCTTTCTCTGGAAACTTGACAAGATCAAAGTCACGCATTTTGGTTGTCTTGGTTATGTCAACAGTTTTGTCGAAGACTTCTCTCCACAAAGATTCGTCATCAACGTCCGCAGTCACATTTTTACCGTTAACTAAAAGATGCTTTCCATTCATGGTAGTAGTTTAGTCTGATTTTTTGTTTCTGTCAATATATCTTCTGTAAATTGCAGCAGCAGCATCTTTATTTGCTACTCTTGCTCGCTGCTCCATCGCAACAGCGGCTTGTATTTTATGTGCATGTGATCTGTCCGACGACTCGATCTTTTTCACGGATGCTTTTGCAACTGAGGCATTCTTAAAGCCAAGACCGTGGATTGTGCCTTTTGGATCCTCGTCGGTGTAGAGATCAGAGTGCTTTTTGGATTTTGCGGGTTGACCTTTTTTCCGTGGGATTCTTGGGTTTGCTTCCTCGTTTGTTGGTCTTGGTTTTAATCCAAGTGATATTTGAATGTGATCGGGTAATGGTTCATGTGCAAACACTGGTTTAATTCTGTGTTTACCAGTTTTGTAATCTGTAAATCCTACAAACTTGACCGAGCCAAGACCAGTTCTTGGTCCTGTTCTGTTTGGATACTTCACTTTTACCTCTTCAGCCAATTTGGGGGCTTTTTTTCTTGTCCCACTGAATCCCCCTCCGTCGTCATCAACTTTAACATCAAATCCATATTTTTTGCCCAATCGGTTTGCAAGTCTTGTGTAAAGTTTTGATCGTCCAGAAGGAACGTATTCACCTGTATCAGTTGTTTTATATTCCATACCCGCTGGTATGATAGCCTCAAACCCCTTTGTTTTTGGGTATTTTTTCAAGTGTTGATCAAGAGAACTTGCAACCGTTGAGAAAATTTTTGCTGTGTTTCCTGCCCCAGTCGGAGTGTCTTGATCATCCACATCAAATTCTACATCGTAATGTCCTCGTCCCCTGAATGTCGGAGAAATCATTACTTTGCCCGTCTTACTCTTTTTTTGCTTACCCTCTGGTGGCATTTCAAAAGCATAGTGGTGATTTATTTGGTCATACGACCTATCTTTCGTATATGTCGTGGGGAATGGGTTGTCCAGTGATTCACCTAATTGCTGCTCTCCCCGTAGCACCCTGTAGATCGTCTCTGTGGACTCCTTACCGAGAGAGGGTGCAATCATTCGCTGAAACTCCTTGACGTTGCCTGAGCGTGCTGCTGCTCTTACAGCGGTGCCTGAGACTGGGTTTGCATCACGCTCACCTGCGGAGTGCAAAGTCAGGTTTGAGATGTTGATTCTTTTCTCTGGATCCTCGTGTCCCATGTATTTCTTTATCATGCCACCGATGTCTTTGACACGATCACCACCAAGCACCAAGTGAACATTTTTGTATCCGAGTTTGCCTAAATGTTGTGCCGCTTGAAATGGATTTTTAATTTCTTCCGAGTCGGGAACGTTGACTCCATAGTGCTTTCGGAGCATGCCGGACTTTGTGTTGAAATCCAAAGGATTCTTTTTGTCACCAGTCTTTCGACTCGTAAAAACAAAGGGATGTGCCCCTTTCTCTTTTGCCAGACTTCCAACTTGTTTGATAAGAGTTTCATGTGCCGATGTGATAGGCTGGAACCTACCGAATGTCATCACGGCAGTGTCGTTCTTTTCTTCCGCAAGTAAGAAATCTCTAAAATTCATAATCCGCTTCTCGTCATCCCTAGAACTTTTTGAATCTGAAGATCACACTGGGCTTCCCGTTGTTTGCCAGGCCAGTGTATGTAGTCTTTGGCTTTGTTTTTCTTCAGGTTCAGAAGCAAAGGAACAACGGCACGCTCGATCTCAAGAAGTTTTGCTTTGAGCAGTTCGTCATACTGTGCTTTGACTTGGTTTGCACCCTCGCAAGTCGAGTTCATTTCAAGAATCAAATCGAGTTGGCTCTTGATTGCTGCGATCTCATCGGGGGTTGTTTTAGAGGCATCAAGTTCAAGAAGTTCGTTCAGATCACCATCGTCCGCTGCGGTGAATCCAAAATCAAAACTGTCACCTAGATATTCTTCTGGAATATCGTGATTAAAATCTGCCATTACTTATCTCTCCTTTTCTTACCACCAAGAGTTTTGGTTATTCTGTATGCTGCTTTTTCCCGTTTTGATGATCCAGTCGCATCTCTAGTCCCCACAATATCTTTCAGTATTTTCCGACGATCATTTTTAGGAATGTTTGCCACGGGGAACTTAAGAATCTCTATATCACGCTCATCAGTGCCAAACTGCGCCCCTTTTCCAGCAAGGGCATTCGCAACTGCGTTAGTCCAATACTGCACTCCCTCGCTGCCTGTAACAAATGCAGAGGGTTTTTGGGGGAGTCTAACATTGAACTTACCCATAGTTTTTTTTGTTGGTTTTAACCCTGTTTTCTTGATCTTTTCGGCACGCTCAGGGGTCGTGACATGAAAAACATATTTACCGACTGGGGAATACATTTGATCTTTGGTCGATGCTACAGACCAGTCTTCGGATATGAATTCAAGGAATCTCTTCATACCCGTATTTATAATAGTCCCACCGGGACTCGAACCCGGACTGGATGGATTTTAAGTCCACTGCCTCTGCCATTGGGCTATGGGACCTGATTAGTCTTGAATAAAGGTTTGGTTTGAATAGTCGTTATGACCGAGAAGCAACTGTGAAATTTGCCCTTCAGTAACCTCTACAATCTCACCAGATGTTTGATACTTAATCGTAACAGTCTCTTCGCTGATTGAAACGACTGTTGCTTGTCTATTTGATTCTTTGCAGTAAACTTGTTGTCCGACGTTATAACTCATGTGTTTCTCCTTGTGCCACTTTTATGCCAGTTAAGCACAATTATGTATTTTTTATTTTAATGTCGGAAAACAATACCTGTGTATATCTTTTGCGACAACTCCCCAAGCAGGACTCGAACCTGCGACATATCGGTTAACAGCCGATTGTTCTACCAACTGAACTATTGGGGATCTACCCTCCGAAGGAACGCTCTCGGCAGGACTCGAACCTGCAATCTACTGATTAGAAGTCAGTTGCATTGTCCAATTATGCTACGAGAGCAGAAGATTAATACTTCACTCTCGCACCATTACCGGAACGTGACGTTCTGGAACGACTTGATTTTGCGTTGTTTTTGCGATTCTTAGTCTTACCATTTTTCAGGAGACCTTGAACGTGGGTTTGATGTTGTGATGATTGTGCCATAATATTACTTTGTTAAAGTTAAACCTTGTTTTGGAGGGGTCACGATACCCGTTCCTGTTTGTTGATTATACTGATTAATCAACTCTTGTAAAGGTTCACTTACACAAATAAGTTTATCTTTTTGAATTTCTGTCGTTCCAGAACCCTCTTTAAACATAGGGTATTGAATCATTGCAACTCCACCTTGTTGTGGATCTGGAATCAACTGAAGAATAGATTTACAGATATAGGAGGTTTTGGTTTCCTCTTTAATATCGGCAAGACACTCCTGACCGGAGATAAGATTAAATAATTTTAATGACATAATAAAAACCTTTCAATTAGAATACTTGAATGTGGCTTGAGTCACCCTCATAGCCTAAATCTTGCATGTGACTGCTTTGTGTTCCCATTGGTGTTCTACCAAACTTAGCCCCAGCACTTGCCAGAACTTCTCTAACACCTTCGATATCTTTTGTTCGTGGATCAACTTTTAAGTCAGACTTAATTGGTAATGTAAGTTTACCAGATGATCTTCCTTTTTTATCTCTTGTTTGCAGAGAGAAGCCTCGTTTTGGATCTTTGACAAGTCCAAACTTCTGAACAGGGAGTTTCAGTGGATTCGCACCTGTGTGAAACAACCCGTGTCCTTTAATCTTAACGTAATGTTTTCCAACTTCACGATATGACTTGTTAATCATATCAACGTCAACATGGTCAATATGAAGTGATCCCATTTTGTTGTATGCGTTTGCTCCTGCTTGAACATTCACTGTCTCTGGTTGTCCGTTCGATTTGATTCGAGTTCTTTGTGACGGTTGGTGTCCGTGTCCATACATGTCCTCCATGTGGGAGGCAAGTCCTTTTCGACGAGAACCAGAAATTTCAACGTCCTGCAAATAATTGTGAAGGGTGACATTGTTTGCGGCAGCGGACCAAACCTGATTTTTATGATCGTAGGAAAAATTAAACTGGTGATAATCTTTAGTCGGTAAACCCGCTTCAACACCAGCATGACCTCGTTCGGGGTGAATTGCATAACCATCAGTTGCATGGGATCCTAATTTACCATGTTCAGGACCAAAAAGTTCAACTTCAAACTTAGCACCACCTTCGGCATAAGTTTCATTTAACAACCATTCTGATAATTTAAGCATTCCTGTTCCCCTTTCGGGTATTTATGGTCTTTTTGCCTTCAGACTTGCTCTTTTTGGATTTACCGAAAGCGAGATCCCAATTTGAATCCCACTTCTTTTTATCAACTTTTCTATATGCGTCACCTTTTCCTGCCATGTTACCCCCTAAAGCCAACGACTGGACTCGAACCAGCAACCTGTTCATTACAAGTGAACTGCACTACCATTGTGCTACGTTGGCATATCGCTATCTTTGGACAATCAGTTGCCACCATTAATCTATTCCAAAGTAAAAGACAAAGAATCATTTTCTCTATACTCCAAGTATCGAACCTCATCAACATAACCAGCGGCAATCGCAGTGTTAATCATGAGATCCGAGGACTTCCCCTTTTTGGGTTTTGCTGAAAAGTAAATAACATAGTTTGCGTTTGGACATTTTGTTTTCAACAAAGCACCGTTACAGATGGCTTTCTTCACATTGTCTGTTCGTTGTGCGCCGGGACGCTTTTTGTTTCCCGACTTACCACCTTTATCCTCACCATACTCGACAACACCGTCCTTTTCGGCAATGTAATCTACATTGATTCCAACTTCAGGTATTTTAACATTGTTGCCGAGTATGGTGTACCCACGACTTAGCAAATCCTCATTCACTAAATCTTCAAACTCTTTGCCAGAAGCAGTGCTTTCTGATTGAAAGTTTGGTTGGGTTGGATAATCAGGTTCACTCATGACTGACGATACAGATCATCAATCGAGTTTTGTAGACCACGAACTTCATCATCAATATGTCTGAGAACATTTTCATTCCCAATCTCATTATCACGCTGCACACGCTCAAACAAGAGCATACCGATCAAAAACCCCGCAGAAACAAGGGTATATTCGATTCGATCTTCGATAAGACCGACAGCGATTCCTGCAATAAGCAAACATGTAACCAAGTATTTGTCTCTAAACATAATAATCTCCTATGCGGTCATTAAATTCTGGACCGGTTCCCACCAATCGGGAGTTTTACCATTCGGCCACTTCGCAAAATAACCTTTTTCACCATTATAGTAATTTCGATACGCTTGAACAGCATTATCTTTTACTTTATATTTATCGGGCATCGCTTGGGCAAAGGTTGTCATGGAATGTGGATGCGACACCGACAGTGCATCTGGAACTCGGCGCAACTTTTTAATCAAGTCCTCCGACGAGTGAACCTTACCATACCGCTCGGTATACTCTTTGCAGAGAGCATAAGCGTGCTGCCAATGCCAAGTGTAATTAATTTCGTTAACCATTGTCCAAACTGTGCATGGGTGTCCGACGAATGATGCTTTCCAAAGGTAGTCTTCACGTTCATCATCCACTTTCCAACGTTTGATCTTGCGACCGTTCTTGGAATAGTCTGTCCACTGCGTCCCGTCAAGCACTCTGTGAGCCGTTGACAGCATTTGTCCCGACTCAAGTATCATTTTTACCACATGCTTGTTACAGACCGACTGAGCAGCAACAATCGGATCGTTATCAAGAACAAATATGTTCATAAAACCTCCTAACGAAAGCAAAGTTTACTGTTGTTGCTCTCCATTGTCAAGTTTTATCAGGTTTTTGATGCGAGTTTGTTCGTCAACCTCTTGTTCTTCCTCTGAAATGTCATCTGAAGTTCTTGCCTCACCGAGTGAATCGACTGTTTCCATGTAAAAACTCATCCATTTACCTTTTACGATGTCCCAAGCGTAAACTCGGGTGTCCGGCACCACTTCCATACGCTCAATCATGCGAACCATCGTCAAAATTTCTGTTGCCGGCACCAAATCTTGTCTTAAAGTCACTAAATCCGCTGATTTTTCACCGGAAGTCACCTCTCGAAACACAATTCTCTTAACACCTTCAGAAAGTTCTTGCACTAATTCAGGTTTTGTGTAGTTTAACATAAATATTTCCGTGAAAGGGGTAAAAATGCTTAGTTTACAGCACTATTTAGCACTTCAAGAAGCAAGGGCACGAAAAATGAGTTACGTTGACATCGGACATCAAGACGATGCCCAGTTTTCGGACTTATATTTGTTCCATGAGCCGGGCAAAATGCACATGGCTAATGCAAATGATCTTGCAAAGAAGACAAATCGAAAACCAAAGCACATCAATCATGCTGACATGGACAATTTTTACCACCAGTCAGAGGATGACATGCACGAACCGATTGCAAGAGGAAGAATCGACCATGCAAAGCGCCGTATCTCGTTCCAAGTGGCACATGATAGTGGCAGGTTGTCTGACAATGCTGCGGTGAAACAGAAACAAGTTGACACAATGAAGCGATCAATCGCTCGACGCTTTAGAAGTTACGTTGGATACGACTTTAGCGAACCGGAAGTTTCAATCTTCTAATTTTACCACTTACGAGTTTTCTTTTTCGCAACCTTTTGACACCCACAGCCACCTGTGGGTTTTTTTGTCTCTGCGTCACGAAACTTTTGGTTCGTTCGTTTACGTTCTTGTTGTGGACTTGGAAGATTAGACCACGAACGGGCTTTTGGTCTGCGATAAGCACCGTCAGAATCTAAACGCCGTGGGAATCTTGGATTTTTCAACGGTATCCTCGTTCTCCCGGTAATCTGGAGCGGCCCGACATTTCGATTCTGGTTGCTCCTCGTTGTGCATCTCGTCTAGTCATTTTACTACCGAACGGCATCGCATCCAATTCTTTTTGATCTCTCTTAAAAGTATCTCCCAGTCCTCTACTATAGTCAGCAGCGTCTCTATTTTTTCTCATTTTTTTCAATGCTTTGACTTTTTCTCTCGGAGTCATTTTGTCTGTGGTTCCGACGACTGTGCTTCGTTGCTCACCTTTTTTACTTCGTGTGTCAGGACCTATTCTTCCTGTTCGTGTGTTAATGTTACCAGCAGAGCCAACATCAAGTGCGTCTCTTGCACCATTCATCATTTCTTTGGCTCGACCTGTGCCCATGTCAAGAGTTCCTGCACTTCCGGCGCCACTCCCTCTAGTGACAATTCCTCCGATTTTTTTCACCTTTTGTTTCACCGATTGCATCTGACCACGAATTCTCTTCTTAACACTCCCACTGAATCCTAAAGTTTCGCTGGGTTGGTTGGTTGCCATAACATCTCTAGGCATTCGGAGTCTTCCAGTTCGACTTCTTGTTTGCGCCCCTCTGGGTGTAAACACTGTTCCTGATCGTGTGGCTTTTCGGGCAGTTGCACCAATGGTCTGAGCGGCTCGTGCGAGTCTACCCATCAAGGATTTTTTTTCTTCGATGGAAATAAGTGCTTCATTGATTGCGGTTAAGCGGTCGTATGCGTCCATTTGTTTCTCCTGTTCAGTAATACAAAACTATGTATAAAAAAAAACACCCCAGCCGAAGCCGGGGTGCTGTTTCCAAGTCGTGTTGACTCGACTGATACCAGAAAGCAATATCAGCCGGTGATCATCACACCTTGCTTGCGGAACCACATTCCCTCGATAGCGGCATGAAGAGTGCCGTCACGGGGAGCGGTCCGCCAAGATCCGTCAGCACGCTGGTAGATCACATTGATCTCGGTGCCTTGGGCATCGGTGTTCTCGATAACGTGAACAGGACGGCCAGCGTTAAAGCCTTCGACGGAGAAACGGTTTGCGAACTTCTTGAGAGGACGAACGGTTTTGAGTGCATTAGACATAGTAAAAACTCCTAGTGGGGATTTGACCCCGTTGTGAACTTTGCAGCACCTCGCTGCTTGTGAAAACCCAGTATACCAGAATCAGAATTGAAGTCAACCCTTATTGTAAAAATTTTCGTAATAAAAGAGAAAACTTCCGAATCCGATGATGATGCAAGAAAGGCAGAAACTGACCGTCTGCCAAAATGCTGTGCCCAATTCAATCATTAGTGGCAGCCAAAATCATCATCGGTGCCACCCACAGACCGACAAAAATGCCGGCATCGTGGCTGTGGGCAAAGTAGAGACCAACCGAAATGGGGATGGTCACGAATGCTGAAACCCAGCACAGTTTAGAAATATTAGAATTTGTCATGTTTCAATATACCTCATACTTTCTGCGAGTCCTATCTCGCTTGGTTAAGAATGAATTGGGTGAGGCTCGAACTCACGACTTGCCGGTTAAAAGCCGGCTACTCTACCAACTGAGTTACCAATTCGGGTGCGGGGCCGATCTCCGCTTACGGCTGCGTCTTTCGGTTAGACAAGAAACTTCCTATCTTTTCACATTCAACGGCATGCTACTTGGATGATCCATCAATTGCCCGAGCAACGGATAAAGCGTCAAACTCCTCATACTCGTGGTCCACGAAGATCCACTTCGGCTCATAGAACGAACAACCCGCTTCAACAAACGCTTTCCTATCTACCTAAATAATATAATAAGTTGAATAGTGAATGGGGCCTTTCGACCCCAAACACTTAATCGGTCGCATCGGGGGTAATGACCACACCACCCGTTCGACCACGCCGGAAAGAAACACGCACACCATAATGAGATTCGAGCGACTCTCGAATCTTCTTCACCGGCTCATTGAATTCCTTCGCAAGACCGACCACAGAAATCTTTTCTCCGGCAACGTTCTTTGCTTCGACTGAATCAATCACCTTTTGCATCATACATCTCCATTCCAGTTAGAACCACGAACCCAATCAGAAGCATGAACATCATCTTCCAAATCGTATGGGTCAAAATCTTCATTGTCTGGATCAAAGTAATCCTCCTCATCATCGGGATCGTCATAGTGACTTTCATCCCCGGCAAAAAGCAAGGCTTCTTCCTCATTCTCATCCATCAAAAAAGAATCAACCGTCATAGGTGTCCTCCCAAGATTCCTTGTATTCACCATCGTTGCCATCTTGAACGATCCGAGTTAGCCGTTCCAACAAGGCAGTAGTCCGAATTCCGAGAACGAGAATCTCATCCATCTCATCCTCAAACATTTCATCCTCACGGTCGAGAAGATCAGCGACTCGATTACCAACACTGTCGGCAATTGCTCCCATGATCGGAGCGGATTGGTAGAGTTTGGAGTCTTCGCAATCCATGAGTTTTTCAAGTTGATTAACGACTTCAAGACACCCAGACATTTCGTCGGACATTTCAGTTGTTGTTGTTGCGTGCATGGAAGTATTATACCTCACTCAGATTCGTTGTCAACTGTTTCTTTGATAATTTCTTCGTCACCGGGGAAACCGTTCTCAAGGTAGAATCCCTCAAGATCGGCAAGTGCCTGATTGTGCAAGCCACAAAGATTCCAGTTTCGGAATTCATCTTGGAGATCCGCAAGGATCCAATCAGCGGCAGAATCAGGATCATCCCCGGCAACAAAGTGGGCAATCGTGGCATAAGCACCAACCAGCAAATTCATCAGACTGTGCGGATCGGGAGTGCCTTCGATCCAATGATCGGCAGCATCGTCTGCCTCTTCACGAGACAGATACGCTTCATCGGATGACATTGACACGGGTTGCCCATCGAGCAATCGCTGGAGAGTATAAAGCCCCACTTCGCCGTTGTATTCCACGACGGCATCACGATCAGTCTCGATATCATCAAAAAATTTCATTTGGGTCATTGGCTTTCCTTTTTCGTTTCGATGTCGATGAGAGCAACGAACTCTGCATCAGGATGTTCTGTGCGGGCTATGTTTAATGCTTGTCCCGCTGTCTGTTCATTATAGACAACTTTTTCCCATTGTCCAGAAGATTTTCCAATTGCGACGGAAAATATCATGTCCGTGTTCCAATCTTTCATGTTCCTTCACCTTTCCCACACCTTCCTAGATTCAGAACAAACCATAAGACCTTTCCAATTGTTTTAAAAAGTGACTTCATCGTTTTGCTCCTCAATCTCGATCATGTTTTCAATCTTGCGAATTAGAATCCACATGTTGTCGGCTTCGTCAAGGGGCATGGTCGGACCATGCTCGTCAAGCCGAGTTTGCAGAGATTCTTGAATCATTCTCAATTCTTCAATATTCATCGGTTGTAAGTCCCTTCGTGTTCTTTCCAGTCATACCCATCTGCCAGCCGCAAGGCAATCTTGCCTCGCACTTTGTGTTTCACATTCTCTCCTCGTTTCCAACCCCCACTCACAAGAGTTTTCCAATAGTCGACCGCTTGTTCATGAGTCATGAACTGACTGTAGGCTCTGTGCGGAAAGATTTTGGAAACCACAAATTGATAGGTGGAACTTTCGTCGGGAGACCTGTGGCTCAAGTATGGTTGTTCCAGTTGGTGAATCTCGACTTTCATCCCGTCTCCGTGATTGAGAACATAGAACTCGTAAGTTTTGATTTGATCATCGTCAAGAATGCGGGCACTCGGTCGCTTTGTCACTCGGTCGGGGAACTTGACATCGGTCACTTTTTCAAACTCCTTTTCATAGAGATTTTCAAACCGCTTGACATTCTCTCGCATCATATCGGAGATCAAGTCATCATATGGTTGTTTCGGTTTGATCATGCGTATATTTTACTCCGGTCTTCCAGCCGCTTCAAGAAGAAAATCAAAGAAATCTTTCATACCCTACGGAAGTCATTTCCTTCCATGTCTGCACCGCTGTGGCTTTATCCCGCAGAGGAATGGCAGGACCTACGAAACTTGGCACATCGAGTAATTCGTGGGTCACATCATCCTCATGGCTCAACGATTGAATCTCAAGCAGAGTGTCGAGCCAATCATAGGTCGTGGTGGTGAACTCATCTTCTGGCTGCCCATCACCAACGATCCAGAATTCGACGAGAGTTGCCGAGTCAGGCTTGCCAAGAACAAATCGGTAAGTCCCGTTGTTGCCGGGATACTGACTCGGATTCTCTTCCCATGTTTTCCGAATGTATTCTCTGAACACTTTCTTCATGAGATCCCCAGTGTTGATCTTTGCCTGATAGAAGAGTTTTGCCGGATCCATAGTAGCATTCACTTGTAAGTCACCTCCGTCATCACAAGACCTTGAGTGAAACCACCCTTGTCTCTAAACTTGTCAATCTGAGCCCTTTCCACAACGTGAGGGTCAAGACCGTCCAGTTGTGCAATGGTGTCGAGAACTTCCCGAACATCTGCAATCTCTTCGGCACGTTGTTCAGCGGTGTTTGCACCAATCACTTCGGCACACTCTTCCATCAGTTTTGAGAACAAGTAAGTTTGGTATTCTCTGCCGAACACGGGATGGCATTGACAAGATTCTGCGATACCTTCATCAACGAGATTCTTGCAGATTTTGTCACGGACGAGTTTGTTTGTTTTAACTTTTTTCATGAAATGATTATACCTTTCTAGGAGTCCCTGTCAAGGGGTAGGAGTCCCATAGGAGTCCCGCTAGGAGTCCCATAGGGTAGGAAAAAGAATTTTGGAAAAGGTAGGAGTCCCGTTAAGGAGTCCCACCCGAATTATTTTTAGAGTCTCATGTTGCTAGCCCCCAAGTATCTTGGACGCTAGGAGTCCCATAGCACTGTTCATTCGCTCACAGACCTAAGGTATCCTTCCATACGTTCAATGAGGTCGGTCCAGTCGCACTCAGGATCCTCAGCCATCTCCCGTCGCAGTTGTTCAATGGTTCGCACAAGACGAACCTCAAACGGGGGCTTTGGTTGTTCCGCTGGGGACAAAGGAGTGATAGTGGCATCCTCGTCTTGTTCCCATTGTGTTTGACAGTCGTTAATCATTCGTGAGTCACTCATACCAGCATTCCCTTTCTATCTTCAGCACCGATGCGTTCGTGTTCTTTTTCAATATTAATTTTTTCCAAGTCCTCCAGAATGGTAGGGTCTTGGTCGAGGATGTCATCAATCATCATGGTTTCTTCAGCGTGGCTCATTTAAAAGTCTCCAGTTGGGTTTTGTTAGAAAGTCGGAACGATTCGTCAAATTCATACACAGAGTTAATCATGTCGAGCATGTCGGATGCAGGACCTTCCCAAGCGTTACCGT